CAAAGTCTACGACCGCCTGCACGTTTACGCGCTCAACGCCATCCAGCCGACAGCCAACCCGCAAAGCGGAAGTATCACGGTCGAACTCTTGCCCTCGACGCAAGACGGCGAACTCGCCAACGGAAGCCTCGTCCAGCGCATGACCGCGCCGTTGACGCCAGAAATCATGCAGGCAGTCCCCGAACTCGCCGCCGCGTTCGCCGCAGTCCTCGCCGCGATTCCTGCGACCCAAGCCTACTTGGCCAGCCAGCAGGAGGCTCCGATCAATGAATAAGCAAGTCACCCTCACCGAAGATCAGGCCAAGCTCGTCATGCAGTGCTTGGACATTGCGACCAAAGCGGGCGGCTTGAACGCTGCCGCAGGCATCTTGCCGGTGGCAATGAGTATCGAAAAACAACTCACCGCAGCCGAGGAGCCCAAGTTGCAGGAGTCCTAGCCCCGAAGCATATTAGTGATGAATGTCAGCGACCCGCTTAATCTCTTGGATCCCGACGGCTATCCTCGTCGGAGGGATGTGTCGTCGATGAGCTACGACGGCGAAAGGTTGGCCCGGTTGGAGACTAAGGTCGATCTGATCTTGGAGCACCAGGAGTCCTTCCGGAGATCATTCGAGAAGCATGATGAGCGGCTCAAGCACTTGGAGAATACCAAGTCGACGATTTACGGGATCGCCGCCGCGATCGGGGCGCTCTCGGCTTTCATCATGGACGGGTTGCGGGCGGCAATTTTGCAGCGATAGTAATAACCACACAAAATATTATGGAAATCACCAACATCATCCAAATCGTCAGCCAGCTTAATTGGCTGGAAATCATGGGTGCCGTGAGCGGGCTGCTGGCCGCGCTCATCGTCATCTTCGAACTCATCCCCGGCGACCAGCCTGAAAAGACGCTGCGCTCGGTGGTGAACTTCATCGCGAAGTTCTCCCGCAAATGAAATACGCGGTCGCGGCGGTGGCTTTGCTCCTCACCGGCTGCGTCACGCCGAAGATCGGCTTCGGCTACGACTTCCTGAACCAACGGGTGACGGTCTCGGTCGAGCCGGGCGACGGGAAAAAAGTGGTCAAGCCTGAGTAGTATGATTCAAAAGCTGGCGGATGTCGCGATGTCCCAGGTGGGGGTGCGTGAATCGGGTGGCAATAACCGCGGGGCCAAGATCCGCGTCTACCAAGCCGCATCGAGTTTGCCGCCCGGACCCTGGCCTTGGTGCGCGGCCTTTGTCGATTGGTGCGTGCAGCAGTGGCTCGGGTATCCTGAAGCGCGGAAGTGGCTCGGCTTGAAGCATAGCTCGCCTGCGAAATGGCGACCGACCACGGCACTGGCTTTCGGTCTGATCGAGTGGGCCAAGAAGCGTCCGAACACGGTGACCGTGCTACCGGAATCAGCCAAGGCTGCGGTGGGGGACATCGTCGTCTTTGACTTCTCCCATACAGGGATCGTGGTCGGGGTGGGGGCTCGGACGATCGATGTGGTCGAAGGCAATACCAATGGTCGCGGTGACCGTGACTCCGAGACGGGCGACGGAGTTTGGCTCAAGAAGCGCAACGTCTCGTTGGCTCGTGCCTTCCTCCGGATTCATCCGAGCAAAGCGTAATAACGCCTCAATCTCTTTATGAAACACAATCTAAACTCATTCCGCCGCAACGAGCATCTCCAAGGCGGACTCGCCGAAGTGCTGCGCCACCCCTCGATGCAAGCCGCCCTCGATGTGCTCCGCGATCTCGGGGAGCCGACCGAGATGCCGGTGCCGAGTGATGTCGACTTTCTAATTTTCAACGCCCTGCAAAACGCCCGCCGCGAAGGGTTCTTCCACGCGCTGCGTTCCCTCGAAGCCTTGGCGACCCCGATCAAGGTCGTCCCGTCCACCAAGGATCTGATGCCGAACTTGGTCGACGAATAATTTATGGCAGAAACCAACACGCCGAGTAACCCGTCCGCCCCGGCGTCGGACAACCAACCAAGCACCACTCCGGAGCTATCCGAAGCCGGTGGCACTATGACTTTCGACGCGGCTCGTTCGCTGTCGGAAGCCTTCAACTCGATCGGCAAAGAGCCTACCGCTCCCACGCCCGAGGCACCCAAGGCGGAAGCCCCCAAGGCTCCCGAGACCAAAACCGAAGCACCTAAGACGGAACCCGTTGCGGAACCGAGCAAAGCAGAAGCCCCGGCCACGGCCGATGCCGACGCTTTGGCTGAACTCCTGGGCGGACCGAAGAAAGCCGAGGCCAAGCCGGAGCCGGACGACGCACCCCCCGAAGGAGCGATGACCGAAGGTGCCACGAAGAAGTGGGCCGAGCAGCGCAAGGCACTCAAAGAGGAGCGCCGTCGCCGCGAGGAACTCGAAGCCAAGGTGGCTGAACTGGAGAAGAAGTCGACCGATGTCGCACCCGACGAGGTCAAAGCTCTCCGCGAGACGGTCGATGCCTACGAGCGCGAGCTTCAAATTGCGCGGGTCGAGGCGACCAAGGAATTCAAAGATGCGGTCGCGGTGCCCCGTGAACGGATCAACGGGCAACTCGAATCCTTCGCCAAGAAGTATGAGTTCCGTGAGGCCGACGCTCGCGTAGCGTTTGCCGAAGCCGATCCGGAGAAGCAGACCGAGCTACTCGTCGACATGGCCAGCGGCATGAATGACCGCGACCGGATGCGCTTCTACGCGATGGCGGAAGAATGGCAGAAGGTCGAAGGCATCGCCAACAAGGTGCGCCACAATGCGAAGCTCGCCCTGGAGAAGATCCAAGAACATCACACCGAGCAGCAGAAAGCGTTCATCGAGCAGCGCAACAAGCAGTATCGGGGAGCCCTGGAGAAGATCTGGGGCGATGTCTCCGAGAAAGCTCCGCTCTTCCGCCGCCGTGAAGGCGACGATGCGTGGAATCAGAAGATCGGGGAGATTGAGCAATTCGCCACGGGACTGGATTGGAACGTGGTGGCCGATAGCGACCAAGCACGAGCCGAAGTCGCTCTCCGGGCCGCAGCCTCACCGTTCCTCTATGGTCTGGTGCAGCAGTTGTTCGCCAAGACGGCCGAGCTAAACAAGACCCTCTCGAAATACCAGAGCGCGAAGCCTGGTGCGGGTGGGGGAGCAGCCGACCCGATCGTGGGCAGCGGCCAAGAGGAGAAGGTCGAGCACGAGGACTTCTTCTCGGCGATCAAGTCGGGGTTATCTTAAAATCCCTCCGGAAACTTCGGTGACCGGACGCGAGGGAGGGGGACATTTTGCCCCCTCCCTTTGCATTTATAATAAGCCCGTAATTTGACAGCCCCTTAACTGAGCGTAACTTAGTCTCACGTTTACGGGTAGCGGCAATCATCCGGTAGAAATCAGAAAAGATAGGTTCGCGAGGAAGCCCGATCCGCGACGGGAAGAGAAAAGCAAAATCGTGGTGTTGTTACTAGCCTCGGACCGCATGTGCGTCTCCCGATCAAGGCAAAGTAATAACCCCACAAATTAGGAGAAAAACAAGCATTATGCCTTGCAATAATATTGAAGCTCTCTTCGTGGAACATGCCGGCCTTATCCGGAACAATGTCTCGAAGAACATCATCAACTCCGATTTCTACCTGAAGTATCTGCCGCGTGAGCAGTGGATGGACGGGCAAGGAACGGAATATAGTTACCCGATCTATGAGCGCACGCTCTCGTCCAGCCCCGTCACTTTCAATGCATGGGAGTCTTCGGACGGCGAAGCGGGTGGTCAGTGCCAGATTGCCGGTCAGTCGATCGACAATTTCGGCATCACCCTGCGTTCCACGAGCCTCAAAAAGGCCGCGCTGAACTCGCCCGACATCTGTCTGGACGATCTTCAGTTCGCCTGGCAGGTCGAAGATCAGGTCAAAAACATCGTTCGCGTTCTTTCCGAGAACACGAAATGGGTTTGGACCAACGCTTATCAGGACGAGTATATCGACGCTTGCGGCACCAAAATGGTCGCGGCCCCGAACCTCCCGTCCGGTAGTGCGACCTTCCCTGTCACACCCGCTACTTCTAAATTGACTTGGGGTATCCTTGAGGCGATTTACGAACAGTTGGGATACGCAGGCGGTGGCATCAATCCGTTCGCCCGTGTCGACGAGATGACTCCCATCTACGCGGCAGTCGGCGAGCGTTTCACGTTCCATGATCTCAAGCGTCAAGACGCCAACACCCGTGACGACTTCCGTTACGCTTTCGAAGGATCGGAGACCCAGTCCCCGATGCTCGGAGCGCCCGGTCTCTCCGGTGTGTATCGCGGCTATCGCTTCTTCACGATCGAGTTCCCGCCTCGCTACGACTTCGTCGGCGGTGCATGGGTTCGTCGTCAGCCGTTCTCCTCCACCCCGACTCGTAAGGGTGACAAGTGGGAAGTTTCGGATGCGTATAAGAACGCTCAATTCACGGACACCGCGATTTATCACGCTGACGTGTTGAAAGTTCTTGTGCCCAAGCCGAAAGCTGTCAGCCCGATGAAGTATAACCCCCAGTATAGCTGGACCGGTGAATTCGTCTGGCGGAACATCCCTGACCGCGACTGCAACGTCGATGGTAATACAGGGTTCTTCCGTGCGCTGTTCGCCTACGGCCCCAAGGTTGAGCGTCCTGACCTCGGCTTCGTGGTTCGCCACCGCCGCTGCCAGCGTGCCCTCGACCTGGTCGCTTGCTACTAAGAGGTAGCACCTCACATCACTCTGGGAGCTTCGGCTCCCAGGGTGCCAGAGGCGCTGCATTTTGAGCATGAACATCCCTTCACCGAACCCTCTCGTTTTCCCTGCCACCCCCGAGGTGGTGTTTTCGAGTCTTTGGATCAAGCGTCTGCTCTTGGAGAGTAACGCCGTCGACCAAGGGAAGATGGAGGCCGAGTTCCTCCCCTACAACGCCGACACCAAACAAATCGCGCCGGACAGCTTTGTGCAGAAAATGTCGACCGACGATTTGTGGACGGCGATCAATGAAGTTCCGGAGGTCGCGGCGGCTTATGCTGCTATATTAGACTCTGTCGCGCCAATGATGGCGTGGCTTGCCAGTAGAAACCAAACACTATGAAATTCCCTATTCCCGAAGGTATGGTTCCGCCCGATGGCGTGACCGAAGGCTCCACTTTTGACGCGCTGGCTACCCTGCGCCTTGAAGCTGACGGACTCACCTTGGTCGCTGTTGACGGTCTTCCCGTCGCCGAGACCGAAGCTGACGACGCCGAGGACATGGCCGAAGCCGCTGGTGAAGAGATGGGCTTCGACGAAGCCATCCGCTCCGGAATGATGGAGTAATCGCATGATCGCCGACACGGAGCGTCTCATCGACGGCTTCCGCGGCCTTCCTGCGGGGATGGACGGCTCCAAGGAGCCGCCCCAGACACCAAGCGAAGCCGCTTGGTATGCCACTAACGTCACCTTCCGCGGCGGCAACGGACCGAAGACCCGTCCTGGGTTTCGTGAGATCCCGCCGACTTACTGGCGCAACCCGCAGCCGCCGAGGACGAGTTCCTCGATTTCCGGTAGCGGCTCACTCGCTACGGTCACGACCACGGCGAACCACGGCTACGATGACAGCGATGTGGTGACGATCTCGGGAGCTTCGCCTTCCGGATTCAACGGCACTTACCGGATCACCAAAACCGGAGCGACGACTTTTACTTACGCCAATGCGACGAGCGGAACGGCAAGCACGCAGGGCTCGATCGTCCGCGACATTGACTCGACTTACGGCGAGGATTTCTACAACTCAGCGACCAGCCGGACGCGCTACGCCAACGACATCCAGTCCGGCACCTTCCTGCAAGGGACGCTGGTCTACCAAGATCCCCGCGAGGGAAACCCGACCGAGTTGATCGTTGTTGTCGATGGCAAGATCATGGCGCTCGATTTCGAAGCACGTTCCGTGATGCGTGTAAATCTGAGCGATGAAATGGATACCACGCTTCCCGTCTTCATGGTTCAGGCGGAGAAGTATGTCATCATCCAGAACGGGCTCGATGAGCCTCGGGTTTATGATGGATATGTCTGCCGCCGAGCCAGCTACTACGGGATCCAAGCGGTGCCGATCGGCAAGCAGATGGCTTATGGTCAGGGGCGGCTTTTTGTCGCGGTCAATGAAGGATCGGAGATTGTCGCGGGTGACTTGGTCTTCGGGGGATCGACGACCAATGTTGGAATTACCAGTTCGAGCGCGGCCAACCCCACGGTCATTACCACGGCGAGAGACCACGGATTCTCGGTCGGCGATCAAGTGACTCTCAGCGGGCACAGCAGCACGCCCCCGATCAATTCGACTTACACGATCGGAACAACGCCTGCCGCCAATACATTTACCATCCCGGTCGCCGTGACGAGCGGCGGCAGCGGCGGGTTTGTCAGCCGCTTCAATGCGGGGGAAGACAGCGACCTTTTGCGCTTCACGGAGAACACCTACCTCAACGAAGGTGGGGCGTTGGCCCCGAGCGGGAAGGTGGGTCGGGTCAAAGCCTTGGCCTTCCTTCCGGTGCAAGACACGGCTACGGGGCAGGGGGATCTCATCGCGTTCTGTGAACGTGGCGCGGTGACCCTCGCGGTGTCTGGTCCGCGGGATAAGTGGAAAGACACCGAAGGCTTTCAGCGCGTGCTGTTCGACAACATCGGCACGACGAGCGAGAGCATCCTGTCGGTCAACGGCGATTTGTTCTTCCGCTCCCTGGAAGGCAACGGCATCCGCAATTACCGCAATGCCCGCGCCGAGGCGGCGGGCTACGGGCAGACCCCGATCTCTGCCGAGATTGATCCCATTCTGAAACAGGATACTTCGTGGATGCTCGATAATGTGAGCTTCGCCCAATTCGACGGACGGCTTTTGATGACTTGCTTACCGCAGCGTTTGCCGCGTCGGGCAGCGAACCAGACCGAGGCTGACACCTACGCAGCAGAGCCCATCCCGACAATTTTCAACGGCGTTGCCGTGTTGGATTTCCAATCAACCTCGGCAGGGCGCGGAAAATCCGCGGCGGTTTTCGATGGTGTCTGGACGGGGATTCGTATTGTGAAACTTATCCAAGGCACCTTCGATGGTGATCCGCAGTGCTATGCTTGGTGCTTCCATGAAGACGATACGGGTCGGCGCATCGAGCTTTGGCAGGTGACTAAGGACGATGAATACGACACGCCGGTCGAAGGACCGCGGGTCATCCACTCGGGCATCGTGACGGGGGCAATGAACTTCGAGGACAACATGGGCCTGAAAAAGCTGATCCGCTGCGACTTGTGGTTCGATGATATCGGCGGTGGGCCGGACAACGAGTTCAACTGTTCGCTGGCTTATCGGCCCGACGACTACCCGAACTTTACGACGTGGCAGAGTTTCGAGCGCAATTTCAAGACGGAGTTCCTCTTGGAGAGTAAGAACCTTCTCTCTTGGTCTGAGAAGATCAACGATGCGACGTGGACTAAAACCAACAGCACAGTCACGTCTGATACGGCCAATGACCCTCTCGGGTTGCTTACTCTAACGGCGGACAGCCTTTTAGAGACCACAGCTACAGGAGAGCACAACATTCTCCGCGTGACCCCGACGCTTGGATCTCTGACCACTTATACTTTTTCCGTCTACGTAAAACCATCCGGCAGGACTCGTCTTCTGTTGAGGTTATCCAACACAGGAGGCGCTTATTCCGCAGCCCGCAGTGCCTATTTCACACTGACGGGGACAGGAGCTTTCGACAACGTGACCAGCGGATCTACCGCGCAGATTACGGCTTTGGAAGACGGCTGGTATCGTTGCTCGCTTACCTCGACCACGACAGGATCGGGAACGACCCAAGCAATTATCGGACTTGTTTCTACTGGAACGACGATCAGCTATGCGGGCAACGTATCGGCAGGGGCTATCCTTTGGGGTGCCCAGTTGGAGGCCAATACCTCGGCCACATCTTACGATCCTGACCCGCCGCAGCTTCTCAACTACGAGCGAGGCTACGCTCCCCAGGTTCGCTTTCCGGCCCCACCCAGAACGGCGAATCTGGCCACGGACGTTCCGGCTTACTTGGGTTATGATTTCACCTTGCGGGTCAACTGGTCGGGCCGTGCCCGGCTCGGCCGGCTCATGCTGCACGGAAACCGGCTCACCGAAGCCGTCAACGGAGGAACCCTCTAATGGCCGAAGTCAAAGAACTCTTCAGTTTGGATGATTCACTGACCACGGTTCAGGATTCATGGAGCAGTTTGCCCGCTGGGCTCACACTGCTCATTGAAGATTCTCCAACTGCGTATACCTTACTGATCGACGACACCTTTTCTCTTTTGATCGAATAATAACTCCGCAACCATGCCATACACCGCGAATAAAAAGATCGCAGGGCTAGACCCAGCAACGACGCCCTTGGCTGCGGCCAACGAGGTTCCGCTGAACCAAGCTGGGACGACAGTGCGGGCTTCCCTGACCGCGATCGAGGCCAAGGTGTTCGATGCCAAGACGGCCCTGACTCCGGTAGCGGGGGAGACGGCAGTGGCCATTGTCCGCCAGACGGACGGGTCACTCCGCCAAGTGGCGCTGAACGACATCGTCCCGCCGCTGAACATTACCGACGCCAAAGTTGCGGCCGGAGCAGCCATTGTCGACACCAAGCTGGCGACCATTGCCACGGCCGGAAAGGTTTCCAACTCGGCGACTACGGCAACCAGTGCGAATACGGCCAATGCCATTGTGGCCCGAGATGCCAGCGGTAACTTCGCGGCTGGCACGATCACGGCAACTCTTTCTGGGGGCGTCGTCGGTAACGTCACCGGCAACGTGTCGGGAACTTCGGGATCCACCACCGGAAACGCAGCCACCGCGACCACCCTTCAAACGGCACGGACGATTGCGATCAGCGGCGATGTCACCGGAACGGCGACTTCCTTCAATGGTTCGGCCAACATCGCCATTGCTGCGGCGATTACGCCTGACACCATCGTCAATGCCGATGTGAACAGCGCGGCGGCGATTGCGGGAACGAAGATCACTCCGGCCTTCGGGTCGCAAAATATCAGCACGACGGGGACGTTGGCGGCTGGAGCGACGACCATTACTGGAACGTGTGCGGCCACCGCTTTCAGCGGACCGTTGACGGGCAATGCCTCAACAGCCACGACACTGGCTACCGCGAGAAATCTTTCGCTGACTGGCGATGTCACCGCAACACTCTCAAGTTTCAACGGGTCGGACAACGTCTCGGCGGCGGCAACCTTGGCTAATAGCGGTGTCGCTGCCGGAACCTACAACGACAACGCGGCCCAAGTGCGTCCGTTCACCGTTGACGCCAAGGGTCGAGTTACGGCGGTCGGAGCCGCCGTTCCCATTGCCGTCGACTATTCCGCCGTCACTGGGATGCCTTACAAAGGCGCAGCGCGGCTGGCGACCACGGCCAACCTGACCGCGACATACGCCAACGGCACAGCGGGTGTCGGAGCGACTTTGACCAACAACGGAACCCTTGGCGCTCTGTCTATCGACGGCGTGGCCGTTGCGACGAATAACCGCATTCTGGTCAAAGATCAGACCAGTGCCGCGCACAACGGCATTTACACCGTGACCAACACGGGCAGTGCCGTGGCTGCATGGGTGCTGACCCGGGTCACCGATGCCGATACCAATGCCGAACTCGGCTCGGCGGTGGTCACCGTGACCTCCGGAACGGCCAATGGCGGTCGCGTCTACATGACTTTCTTCAAGGCGACGGACACAGTCGGAACCACCGTGATGCCCTGGTATCTCGTCCTGACTGGAGGCCCGAGCGTCATCACCACCTTGATGTTGGATGATGGTGTGGTGACCGAGGACAAGATCGACCCCAACGCCAAAATCCGTGGCGCTACCGGAGGCGGCACAGATCGTGTATTTTATGAGAACGATAAAACGGTGAACACGAACTACACCATTTCAACCAGCAAGAATGCCATGTCCGCAGGCCCGATTACGGTCGCCAGCGGAGTGACAGTCACCGTTCCCAACGGATCAACTTGGACAATCGTCTAACACCATGCCAGCAACCATCAACGGAACTTCGGGATTCGGCGGCAACCTCACGGGCAACGTGACGGGGAATGCGGATACTGCAACATTTGCAACGTCTTCTCTTACGCTCGACACGCCTCAAGCAACAACGAGCGGAACCAATGTTGACTTCACTGGCCTTCCGTCTTGGACGCGGAGGATTACGGTCATCCTCAATGGAGTTTCTCTTAACGGATCGGCACATTTGCTAATCCAAATTGGCGCAGGAAGTATTACAAACAGCGGCTACATTTCTGGATCAAATTATTTAACTGGAGGCAGTGCCTCTGGATTTGCAAACAGCGGAGCAGGCATTGTCTTGCTTTTAGGAGCCACTGCTAATGCTCTTACTGGTTCAGTTGTGTTTACGTTGCAAACAGTAAATACATGGGTTGCAGCAGGAACGTATGTTTTCGACAACCTTACCACAACAAATGGATTTACCGCTGGAAAGGTTACCTTGTCCGGCACGTTGGACAGACTGCGTATAACCACCACCGCCAGCGACACCCTCGACGCAGGCAGCGTCAATATCTCCTACGAAGGATAACCACCATGCCCATTTCAATCGAAGCAGATCCAACACTCGCCCAAGGCTACATCAAGGTCAACGGGACGACCGCGGCTACGGTGACGACCGGAGGTATTAGCGGGATTGCTAACGGGGCGGTGACTCAAGCCAAGCTGGCAAGCAATGTGGCAACAACTGGCCCAGCGTTTCGGGCGTATGCCACAGCCTCCACAACGGCGCTTGTTACTAGCGTTGCTAAAAAAATTGAACTGGCAGGAGAAACATTCGACACTGCAAACTGTTTTGCATCGTCGCGTTTTACGCCAAACGTGGCTGGGTATTATTTCATTAGCGCAGGAGTTCGCTTTGAAGCTCTGACAAATGCTTCGGCGATTCTTGGAAAAAACGGGGCCATTCATTCTGTTGGTTCTACGCCGAACGCCGGAAACTATCATTCGGTTGTCTCTGATCTTATTTATCTCAACGGGACAACCGACTATATTGAGTTGTTTGGTGTCCAATATTCTGGAACAACCCAAAATACAGGAACAGCAGATTCGCTCGGAACCTTTATGTCCGGCTTCCTCGCCCGCGCAGCATAGAAACTTAACCCATGCCAACCTCCATCACATCCTCCGGCATCACGTTCAACGACGCCACGACGCAGACGACTTCGGCGACCAAGGCACTCGGCATTGGAACCGCGCAGCTTGCTAATGGTGCTGTTACGGCGGCAAAGTTGGCGGCGAAGGTTACTTTTCCAAACTATGCGGCCGGAGTTGGAAAGGCTTATAACACCGTTCATCAAGCAGCCGAAGACGGTTTCTTGTGTGTTACTCTTAGTGGGGCATTTAGAAATGGTATAAGGGTATTGGTCGGCACAACCAATACTCCCGCTATAGAAATATGGCTGAATGGTGACGATATAAACAACAACACCAAAGTCGCGGGGTCGGGAATGCTGCCAATACCGAAAGACATTTACTATAAGGTAGAGCCGCATCCGAGCTTTGATGGATTTGAGACCGTAGTAATCAACTGGTATCCGGTCGTCACATAACAATTATGGCACTAATCCCAGGAACACTCCCCAACGGAACCAAGTATCCCAACGACCCGCAGTCGTTGCTTGATACGTTTGCGTCCTACCTCACGGCACCTGAAGCGAAGAAGAATCGTGCCATCGTCACGTTGCCATCCCCTCCGGCAGCGGGTGGCACGCTAAGTGCAGGGTCGAGCGGGATTGATGAGACAGTGGTGCTCAACAACACGACGACCTACGCGACTTTCACATTCACCTTCCCGAGCACGAACAATAGTGTGGTCGGACAAATCCTCCGGTTTTTTACGCGCAGCATTGTCACGACCCTGACCGTCACGCTGAACGGCAATACCGTGCTGGGTGCGGCTTTGCCGGCTGGAACGACGGCCGGTCAATCCTTCGCGTGGCAGAAAATCGACGGGACGAATTGGATCCGACTGCAATAAATGGCGACTTACCTCGAAGCGCGTAATCTGCTCGCACCCTACGTCGATAATGGCGTGGCGGTGACCGATACGACGCGCATCGACCAGCGGATCAACGAGGCCCAGCGCCGTTTGATCGACCACTACAATTTCCTCTCCCGTCGCGAGGAGTTGGAAAAGTCGCCGCTCGTCTGGCAATCAGGTGGCACGACCGGCGTGCCGACCACGGGCGACCTCATCCTCGACAACCTCGATGCGACCAAGACGATGATCTTGTCGCTCTGGCGCGAGGAGAACAACCAGTTGGAACTGGCCACCGCGCTGGAGACCAAAGCCAATTCCTATATCGAGCGCAACTTGATGAATGAAGTCGAGCGGGCGCGTCGGACGACCTTTCAATCGCTGGCCACCTCGAACGGGCAGAACACCTTCGGCGGTATGACCGGACGGATCGGGCTGGAGACGCTCGTCCAATATCGGCTCCCAGAAAGTCGGCTCAAGAGTTACATCAACCAGGCTTACCAGCAGGCGGTCGATCACTACAATTTTGTCAGCCGCCGCGAAGACAAGGCCAAGACCAGCCTGACCTTTGCCGCGCTGACTTCGGATGCCGCGCAATTCGACTCCCTGCTTCCAGTCGAAGTGGTCCGGCTTCTTGCGCTTTCCATTATTGCCGCAGACAACGGGGCGGATGGTGCGGGGCTCAAGACACAAGCCTTGGAATTGATCGAACGCAATGTGACGGCCGACGTGGAGCGGACTCGGCGAGGACAGTCCGGTGAGGAAGGTCGTCTGCACAACGAGCTTCCGGACGGGGTAAAAATCCCGACAGCGCGGATGACGCAGTATCTTTCTCAAGCGGCTTCCGATGCTTCGCTGCACTACGACTTCTTGGCCCGGCGCGAGGACTACTCAACAGGGATCAAACCAAATCCATTCACCTTCGAAGTTCGCAAGAAGTTGGTCGAATCCTACACTGCCACGGCCAATGCCGCCGCCGAGGTCGCGGCTTCGCTCAAGCAGGAAGCCTTTGCCCTGATCGAGCGTGACTTGATGGATGATGTCGAAACGGTGCGTCGTGCCGCAGGCGGCACGGAAGGCCAGCTTCACAATGAATTGCCGGAAGGGGTGAAGATCCCGACGGCGCGTCTGACCACGTATCTCGCCCAGGCCCAGACCGAAGCCTCGGCCCATTATTCTTTCCTTTCCCGCCGTGAGGACTATGCGGGCGGCACGACACCGAGTCCTTTCCCCTATGAAGTCCGCAAGAAGTTGGTTGAGTCTTACTTGGCCACGACTAGCGGGGCGGTCGACGCGGCATCGGCTTTGAAACAAGAAGCCCTGGCCTTGGTCGAGCGCAACCTGATGCAGGAAATCGAAGCGGCCCGTCGGGTGGCCGGCGGCGAGGCGGGACGGCTGCACAACGAATTGCCGGAGGGTGTGAAGATTCCGACCTCGCGGATGAACGAGTATCTGACCCAGTCGGCCGCGGACGCCGGAGCGCATTGGGATTTCTTGGCCCGACGTGAGGACTATTCCAGCGGCACCAAGCCGAATCCTTTCCCTTTTGAGATCCGTGAAAAATTAGTCGAGTCATATATCGCGACGGCGGCGGCGGCTCCGGATGTGGCGGCATCCCTCAAGCAGGAGGCGTTTGCCATTATCGAACGAAACCTCATGGCCCAAGTCGAAGCGGCCCGCCGTGCGGCAGCAGGGGAAGAGGGTAAGCTGCACAATGAATTGCCGGAAGGTGTGAAAATCTCCACGGCACGGATGACAACTTACTTGGCCCAAGCGGCGACTGAAGCCGGAGCGCACTGGGATTTCTTGGCCCGCCGGGAAGATTACTCCAGTGGGACCAAGCCGAATCCTTTCTCCTATGAAGTCCGCAAGTCCTTGGTCGAAAGTTATGTCGCCGGGGCGACCGGCGCGGTTGATGTGGCCACAGCGAAAAAGCAGGAATCCTTGGCCGTCATCGAGCGCGATCTCATGGCGCAAGTCGAAGCCGCTCGCCGAGCCGCCGCAGGGGAAGAGGGTCGCCTGCACAACGAACTGACCAATGGCGTGGCCATCTCGACCACCCGCCTGACGCAGCACTTGGCCCAAGCCGCGCTCGACGCCTCGGCCCATTACGACTTTCTTGCCCGCCGCGAAGATTACTTCGGCGGCACCAAGCCGAATCCTTTCCCGTTCGAGGTCCGCAAGAGGCTGGTCGAATCCTATGTCGCGGCGACCAATGCCGCTTCCGACGTGGCATCGGCACTCAAAGCCGAGGCTCAAGCGGTGATCGAGCGCGACCTCATGTTTGAGATTGAAGCAACCCGTCGCGGCGAAGCAGGGGAAGAAGGCCGTCTGCACAACGAACTTCCGGAAGGGGTGAAAGTTTCCACCTCCCGCTTGACCACCTATCTCAGCCAAGCCGCCACGGAGGCTGGCACTCACTGGGACTTCTTGGCCCGCCGTGAGGATTATTCCAGTGGAACCAAACCCAATCCCTTTACCTATGAAGTGCGGAAAAAATACGTGGAGTCCTATGTCGCGTCCTCAACTGGTGCGATCGAAGCAGCGTCGGCCCTCAAAGCCGAAGCGCAAGCGTTGATCGAACGTGACCTGATGACTCAGGTCGAGGCGGCACGGCGGGCAGCAGCGGGTGATGAAGGCAAGTTGCACAACGAACTGCCCGACGGCGTCACCATCCCGACGGGTCGTCTGACGACTTACCTCGGCCAAGCCTCGACGGAAGTCGGAGCGCACCAAGCCTTTGTCCAGCGCCGTGAGGAATACAACGGCACCGTCCCCGCGCCGACTTACGAGCAGAAGAAATTGCTCGTCGAGGCATACCTTGCCACTTCGAAGGGGCAGTCGGACGTGGCCGCAGCCTTGAAGCAGCAAGCGGTCGCCTTGGTTGAGCGTGACGTGATGACTGAGATCGAAGGCACGCGCCGGGCGACCCGTGAGGCGTTACTTGCTTCAGCCAATGACACCTTCGGCTACCATTGGGGCCGGATCGGTCTTGAGCTTCCGGAGGCTTACAAGCTCTCGGACTCGGCGATCAAACGCATGGTCAACGCGGCCGAGGAGCAGTTGATGCTGGCCGGAAAGTGGGTCGGGACGGTGGCCGAGTATACGCTTTCGGTGAACGCCACGGGCGAGTTCTTCCTGCCGGCCGAGGTGGAGACGATTCTTTTCATGTCCTTCGACGGAGATCCCAAGCCGGTCCATGACCGACTCAACGAGTGGATCAAAGGCGGCACGGGTTACCGGGAGACTGATGACAGTTGGCGTGAAGGCGCGGTCGACCGCGGCGAAGCGATCGATCCGGCCGATGGTTTCCTCAAGCGCAAATACTGGATTACCCTACCGAACGTGGTTCCGGTGGTCCGTATCCTGGCCAAACGCCGGTTTGTTCCCCATACGAGCAACTCGGAGAAGATGTATCTCCGCAACTACCAAGCGGTCTACGAGGCGACCAAGGGGATCCTCCTCGGGGGCGAGCAAATCACCCCGCATATCGAGAAGGCCAAGGAGATGCTTTCCGGCCAGATCGCCCAACAGAACTTCACAGGGAACCGCGGAGCCGCGCACACCCGTCGCGTTCTTATGTTTCGGTGATATAGTAATAACGCCCTAAAGATGACCAATGACCGCCCTACAGATTGCCCGCGATTGGCACCGGAAATACGTCTCGGAGCGGACGTTCGAAATCGCGCTGGAGTATTATCTGCTTCACGGGCTCGTGCATGTGACGCCGAACGTCTTTCTGTGCGCGGAGGAATTACATTGGAACGGGGAGAAAGCTGAAATGGATAAAGAACCGAACGCTTGGTTTGTCTATATGGCTGCGGCCACCGGCACGGAAAATCCGGTGCGCGAGATGGTCCGTGTCGCCCCGAATCCACAACCTTTTGTCATTTGGTCGCGCAACAATAACGGGTTGCGTGTCTATCGCCACGAACACCTAGCTAGAAAGGTGGGTCTCTAATGGGCGGTGGAGGTGGAGGAGGTGGAGGCGGAAACCGTGAAGGTGAAGTCACGGCGAGAATGAACCGCTATGTCGCGCAGACACAAGACGACGCCAATAGGCTGATTTCCGCCGTTACGAATCTCGGCAACGAGCTAAAGAGTGACGCACAAAATCTAAGCCAAGATTACCTCAAAGGAATTTCTGGAGAGGAAAAAACGGCATTAAACCGCCTTGAGCGGGCGAACAACTGGCTCTCCGATGAGACCAATCGCATGAGCGACACGTTCGCCAGCGAGATGCGTCAAGCTCTTGAAGATCTTGATGTCGCGGCGAAAACGCTCAACCTCGGACAGCGTGATGATATCGTCGCACAGATCGGCGAATACAAAAAGCAAGCCGACCAGATCGACGCCGGATACCAATCTTCGATCAACACGGCGCTCGGCCGCATGGAGACCGACGCAGGAAAAGCCGTCGGCGATTTCCGTGCCGAGTCTTTGTCTGAAACAGACCGCTTCGAGCGCGAGGCTCGTGGAGAGGTTTCCCGCTTCGATGCCGACACCCGTTCGCTCGGAGATATCTTCCGCTCTGAGACAACCGGAGCGACCGATCGCTTCCGCGCCGATGGCTTGGCCGAAGCGAACCAGACGCAGCGCGACAGCCTAGCGTCGACGGGTCGTTTCGCCGATGCTTCCCGTGGAGTGGCCGGTGACTTCGACCGGCGCACGACGGACGCGACCGACAGCTTCCGCTCCGATTCGACCAGCCTTGGTGACCGCTACTTGGAATCCATCACCAATTCGATGGATGAATACCGCGGGCTGCTCGACCGTGCGGAGAACCTCACACCGGAGCGACTGAACATCTTCACCCAAGCGGCTGACTTTATTTCCAATGCCGCAGTCGATACCCGTGCGCGGATGCTGGCCTCGGCCGACCCCCGTGCCTTGGAGCTTTCGGCCGTCGCCGACGAGAACGCCGCTGCCATGATGAGCGGTCGGATCTCGGCCGACACCCAAGCCAATCTGGCCCGCTCCTCCGCGATGCGTGCCTTGCAGGGTGGGTTCGGTGCCTCCAGTGAAATGGGACGCGGCTTGTCGGCACGCGACTTGGGCCTGACTTCCCTGGACCTCCAACAACGTGGAACGCAGGACTTCGAGCGTCAGCGGATGCTCAACTACAATACCCGTGTAGCCGGACTTCAGACCGACGCGACCGGTCTCCTCCGAGACAACCAGCAGCTTCTTTCCCAACGTGCAAATACCACGCTTCAGGCTGGACTCGGCACGGCAGAGAGTGATCGCAACCAGCGACAGGCTGCACTCGGCACGGAACTGGCTTCACGGACCGGAGCCGCCCAGCAACTTCTTTCCACGCAACAGGGCTCACTCGACCGCCAACTGGCCAGCGAACTCGACACGCTGAATCGTGGTTCGGTCGCTCGTCAAGGTGTATTCGGCACCGAACTCACGGCCCGCACCGGAGCCTCGCAACAGCTTTACAACAATCAGCAGACCGCCGCGACCAACCGCCTTAATGCGAGCTTGGATACGCTCGGCACTGGACTGAACCAACGGCAGAACATCTTCGACACCGCGCTCGGGGCGCGTCTGGCCACGATCGACACCCGCACCAATGCCGAACTGGGAACGGCAGGCGATCTCTACAACTCGGGCCGTGAACGTGCCCGCGATGTCCTCGGTTTGAACATGGCCAACACCAGCACGTTTGCCGATCTGGAACGTAGTCGGGCGCAACAGCGGTTCAACACTGGCGCGGGATTGTCGGCACGCTTGTTCGATGTGGGCATGAGCACGGCCGGATCCTTGTATGGAACCAACGTCAATGCGGCTTCGAATTTCTATACCAATAACGTGAACTCGCTAGGCAGCGTGTTTAACACGCGGATGGGGGCTTCCGAAAAGGCAGTCAGTATGCGGGACGTAGCCGAGCGCCAGAAACTCGCCAATCTGACGCAGGTTCGATCCAACGCGGCAACCGCCATCGAAAGTGCAGCCGAAGCCGACTACCAATACCGGATGCAGCAGCAAGCGGCAAACAACTCAATGTGGGGTAACATCATCGGGACGGGTGCTACGGTTCTTGGAGGAGTTGCCGGGGGTATACTTGGTTCTGCCGGTGGGCCGATGGGGACTATGGCGGGCGCTTCTTTAGGTTCCTCGCTAGGAGGAATGGCCGGACAAGCTGCGGCTGGAAGTCTCGGATATGGCGGTCAATACGGAGCCATGATGGGGACCAACCAAGGGATGTCCTCAGTCGGTATGTTTTCGTCGATGCTCGGAAGTAGAAGCACCAGCGGAATGAGCCGTTCGCAGATGTCGTCGGCAACTATGCCTGGAACAACCGGAACGTATCAGTCGTGGGCGGGCGGCTACATTCCAAAAGCAACAGCAGCCTAATTTATGGTCAACTACCAAGCACCTCCCGCCATTGATATCGCACCCTGGGGCTGGAACCCGGCAGCGACGTTCCAGAAAGCATATAACGACGCCCAAGAAGAGAAGCGGGCGCAGCAGGAGTTTGAGGTTGGTATGGAGCTAGAACGCTTTTTGCTGCCGATGAAAAAGCAGCAAGCGCAGTTGGCGCTGGAGAAGATGAACTTGGAGATGGAACGGACTCGCGGGGAGATTGACCGCCAGCGCATCCTCACCCGTCAGATGACTGAGGTAACCCGCAACACAAACCGTGGGTTCAATAGCGGGCTTTCGGGGGGTGCGGCTACTGGGGCACAAGGATATCAAAGCCAATTCGGGTTTGGACGTGGATTGCGTCAGCCGACCCAAACATCTTCAGCAAAGACGACTTGGAAGGTCGTAACACCAGCGCCAACTCCAAAAGGACCTTAGTATGAGCTTACGTATTCAGGTCGATGGTGTCGGTCTCGTTGAGGTCGATCCAAGTTTTCAGGAGCTTTCCCCGCAAGAGCAGGAAAGTCTCATTGGTGAGATCAAGCAAAGTGTCTCCGGTGGTCGGATGGCCAGCGATGCCGTAGCTCCCGCTCCGGCGTCCACGCCGATCAATGCTTCGCGGTCTAACTTTGATCTGGACGCGGCTATCCCTGATCCGCAGCCCCAAGCGGTGCAGAGTGCAGCACCGCAGCAGGCTGGGCAGAATGCTTTGGCCGGAACTCCTTTTGATTACCAGCGTGGATCACAAGTCCTTGAACAATTCGCCGCGGATTTCATGGACAAGGAGAACATCGTCACCGGAGCGAAGTATGGTGACAAGGCGATGATCGAAGAAGACTGGATCAACGCCCGGAATCAGATCTACGCGCCTGAATTTGAAAGACTTGGCATCAATCCCGCCAAGGCACAAATCGCGGCCGATCAAGTGGTCAGAGGTAAAGCGAGAAACATGCTCGAAGCTCTCGGGATTCCTGAACCGCAGAACAACCCAACGGTCAACCTTTCACCGGAGCAAGTCGAAGAGGCGAACAAGATCCAAACCAACATACTAAACAACATCAATCTGGCCAACGAGACTGAAGACCCAGCCCAAAAGCGGGCGTATCAGCGCCTCGCTTCGGAGGGGACTCAAAAGTTGCGAAGTATGAGTGGAGCACCAGAGCCCACACCTTTCGAGCGAATCGAAAACATAAACAGCGTCTTGGGTGAGCTTGGTCGTAAGAGAGAGCGCGGAGGTCTTGGCACGGTAGAATACGACGGAGTGCGTTACCCTGTATCAGGAGCAGCGGAACTCGAAGCTGATTTGGCCTCAGAGCGAGCCGACCTTCTCGATCTTTTGGCAACTAATGCCGAAGCGCGGGCCTCAATTCGTGTGCGTCCGCAAAACGCGATTGTCTATGAGACCGACAGCAAAGGTAATCCCCGTAAGGGCACGGATGGTAAATTCGTCATCAACCCGAAAGCGACCGCAGCGAAGTGGGATGAACTGCAAAGCAGTGCACGGGAGGGTGAGCTTATCGAGCGGGAAGACGGGACGATCGGGCCTTTCATGGGGGCAAAAGAAAAGAGAAAAGGTGGTGAAGGCTATTGGACGCCGGATGTAATGGAGCCGGCTTTGGCTGGTGCTGGCGTGGTCGCCGGGGGAGTTGCTACCGGAGTCGCCCGTTTAATCCCTAAAGTCGCGAGCGTGGCAGGGGATGCCGTATCTGCTTTTGACTCAATCACCGGAGGTCGGCAGACGCGCAACGCGATCTCTAAAATACCGACTGCACTTGGCGGAGGTAGCCCTTCCGTAATGCTGGCTGAACGAGGTTTACGTTACCTTTCCGAGATCGGTCTGAAATCCCAGGAAGCAGAGAAAAAGAAGAAGCTGGCCGGCCAGTAGCACAGCCATCCGCCAACGGCTATATTAACGGATGACTTCGGAGCAGCGTCGGCAAGAGAGTGAGGCTTACTGGTTTCGGTCGCCAGCCGCCCGCAACGTGCTGGAAGATTTCGGGGCAGCCCGTGATGACGAAGAGGAGACGATCATAACTGAGGAAGGTCAGGAGCCGGAGCCCGTGACCCTGACGCCGGAGACTAGTGTCGAAGACGTGGTCCGCAACGAACCCGAGCCGCCGCCCCGAGAATTTACCGATGTCTATGAGTTCTTCGCTTCGCAACAGGGCAAGGATTTAACCCAAGAGCGGTATGAAGAGCGGGGGATTGAGGGGTATGAAGTCGGGGAGTTGTTCCCGCGGGAGCAACGTGGGCTAGGTGGTGAAGCTGGGGCGGGATTTGCCCGTGGTGTCGACCAGACACAGGCGATGGGATTCGGGTTGCTCGGGCTCATGGGTGAGGCGTTGGGGGTCGAGGGGCTCTCGGACTTGGGGGTCGATGGCTACATCCGCAACATGGAAGAGGCGGCAAAGAACCAAGCCTCGGTGCAGGATCCTTTCGAGGAAATCGGCGGGGCAGGAGACGCGGCTCGCTACGCGACCGGAATCATTTTCGAACAGCTTCCTCAGTTGGCTCTCTCCCTGGTCGGCGGCGGCATAGGCGGATACACCGCGAGATCCCTTGCCAGCAAAGTCGTCGCCAATGAGATTGGCCGACGCATCAAGGCAGGCGCAGCCAAAGAGGTCGCCGAAAGTGAAGTGGCGCAAATGGTGGCTGAACGTATGCTGCGTGGGGCGGGAACCAAAATTGTCGAATCGGCGACGAAGTCCGGAGCTTTTGGCGGGGCCTATGTCGCCAACGTCGGGCAGATTGCGGGTGGTAGTTTTGGCGAGATCGAGCAGGAGACGGGTCTTCGTGATCCGGTCAACGCGCTCGGCTTTGCTCTTCTCGGCGGTGCGCTGGAGACGGGAGCCGAGGCCCTCCTCGCCGCGCCGATCGCTGGCAAACTGATGCGGGGCACAACAGCCCCGATGACTGGAGCCACGGAACGGGCATTAGGATTCAACGTCGGTCCGGTTGTTGGAGCAGCCGGTCGCTTGGCGGGAACCTCCGCCGCAGAAGGCGGAACGGAATACGGTCAGACTTTCACGGAACAAGCAGCGGTCGCATCGGCTGACCCCAATCGCACGCTGGCCGAAGTAGCGTTTACCCCGGAAGCCGAACGCGAGCGTCAGATTTCGGCAGCAGCAGGCGTCGTCGCTGGCGGCGGTATCGGTGCCGTGAGCCAAGCAGCAAGCTACTTGATTCCTGAAACAAGTCGCAGGGTTCAAGAGAAGTTGCAGCAAAGGCGAGGGGAGCAGGCTCCCGCTGATATCCCAGGAGATCCTAAAACCGGCCGGCCGTTGAAGGTCCTCGAAGGGAATTGGTCGGAGCCGAAGGTTGTTGGGGGTTTTGATTTTCGCCGTAATGACGAAGGCAAGGTCGCGATCTTTAACCCTGATCCGCAAAAGTTTGCTGGGTTGCCAAGATTCTCAACGCCGCAAGGCGATGTCTTCTCACTGCTTGATGGTGTCGAGTATCTCAATCTCCCGACCCGATCGGAAAAAGCTCTGGCACAGAAAGCCCTTGGGTTCTTCGATGACGATGAGGTCGGATCGACGCAGGTAAAACGCACCCCGGTCCAGAAACCCAAACCGCGCACCCCGGCCACGGAATCGGTGCTCGATGATGGTCCGGACATGACGCCGGCTGGTCAGGCGGTTGGTTCCAATGTGCGGTTCAATGGCTACGAGGGGTCACTGGCCCAGGATGGTGCGAGATTTTTGCTGCGGGCCAATGATGGCACGGAGGTCGAAGTTCCTGCGGAGAGTGAAGTCGAGATCGTTGCGGCCCCTGCGCTGACTCGTCTAACTGCTACCTCGATCCCGGCAGTGCAGACTCCGCCGGTCGAACAACCGACACCGATGCCCGATCTCGCAACGATGGGCGCGGAGGAAATTTCCAAAGCGGCACTGGCCCGTCCTGAAGTCTCGATCGTGGACCAAGCAGCGGAGACCGCTGAGACACTGGACCGCAATGCGGTGACCTTGCTGCGAGATGCGCGGACCACGCTGGAGAGTTCGATCGGGGAGATCGAGCGCCGGGACCTGGCACCGGAAGCCAAGAGCACGCTGACCGAGCCGCTGTATCAAAAGCTCGTTCAGGTCGAAGACACTTTAAGCAAAGCGCCGGCCGAGGCGACGGCACTCGATGCGGAGATTCAGAAGAGCAAGCAGACGATCGCCGATACCAAAGTCGAGCAGGTCAAAGTCGCACAGCAAACGGTCAACCGTCCTCCGGATCAGTCGCGCCAATTTGTCGAGAGCCTGCAACCCAAGGACAAGGTGACGGTCTACCTCTCGGACGAGAAAGCCGATGACTCGCTTTCGTTCGGTGCGACTTTCGAAGCCCGCCGTCCGAATGGCAACGTGGTCGTGGTGACCGAGCCGGATGCCGAGGGCAACCAAGAGAAGCTCGTCTTTACCCCGCAGCAATACAACCGGCTCGGGATGTTCAAGCAGCCCACACCGAAGCAGTCACCAGTCGATGTTGCCGTTAATTCGGTGCTCGGACCGAAGCCGACCAAGGCGAAAGCCGAGCGCGTCTTTGGGACACCTTACCAAGAAGGTCAGCCGCAAGAGGCGTTCTTCGACGATGGTCTCTACGCCAACCCCGGCAAGACGAACAAGGTGCCGGGCGAGGTGCGCTACTTCGACAAGGAAGGTGAGCCTGGGGTCAAAGAGGTCGTAAACTTCGGCAAGTGGCAGGGCAACTCCCGGGGCACTCTCTTCACCACAGTGCGTCAGATGAACCTCGGACTCGATGTCCCGGTGCCGGATGACCAGCTTCAGAATCTTCCCGAAGGTGTGCAAGTGGAGCAGCGCACGATGAAGAACGGTCAGACCGCCAACGTCGTGACTAAGGTCGTCTACAACGGCAACACCTATCGCCGCGGGGATGCTGCCTATGACTTTTCGGTGAACGGGGAGAACACCGGCCCGGGGGGTTTCGACAATATCTATTTCAACTCACCCGAGCGTTTGCTTCGCAGTGAGCGGGCTCGCAAGGGCAAGCAGACGCAGAAAGAGAAGGCGGGCAAAACTGTCGGCTCGGTGCAGGCAAAATTGGAAAGCCTCGACGAGGCCGACCAATTCTTTGTCGGCGATGCACGGGCACGGGCTGCACGGTTCATTGATCGCCGAAGCGACCTCGATCCCGAGGCCAAGGCGATGGCTTCCGACGAAGCCGATGCCTCGATCATCGAACAGGTGGCCGGCCGCGATAAGAAGGGTGTGCCTCCGGTGCGCGATCTCGCGCTCTTCAAAAACTTCAACAGCCGGATGCTCGATATCTTCGAGAGCAATCAGGAGAACGAGACGGGAGCCGATACCGGCCGCGATGTGCAGGAGGCAGCGCGTCAGATCACCGAGGAACTCGTGGCCTCGGGACAGACCGCAGCACAGGCATCGGCCGCGGTCGAGCCGATCGTGAAGCGTTGGCAGAGCTACGGAGATTTCAGTCCGATCAAGACGGCGATGACCAAGGCGCAGAGCGCCAAGAAATCGGCGGTCCGGACCGGACGTAACCAGCGGGCGGCAGAAGCCGATCTCGCCGCGGGGACGACCGGAGATGCGCGGGCCCAACAGACTCCGGCTGAGAGGTTTGCCGAGCGGACCAGCGATGCCGCGATGGACGGCCGGGAGCGTCTTGGCCGTGTTGTCGGTGAGGATCGCGACCTGCTTGATGCCTATTGGGCTGAAGAAGAATTGAGCGAAAGTGACCAGCAGCGTGTCGAAGATCTGCTAGAGTATATCCAAGGCAACAAGACTTATGAGCAAATCAACCAAGCAACCGAACAAGGTTCAGCAATACTTTCTAGAGAACCCAGAGATGGCGACAATCTTCGCCGGGATGCGGTTGCAGAAGGACGTGCCGGAGGACTTGCGGAAAGCCGTGGGCGAGGACGCAATCAAGCGGGCGCTGGACGGGGACGTAACCGTGTGGGCCGAACTGATGGTGGCCAAGCCGGAACTGTTCCGGGAGCGGCCCCTGTCGCTGGTGGAAGACCTGGCTTGGGAGGAACTCCTGACCAACGGAACGCCAGCACCGCGAGGCGAGCCTTCGTCGGCTCCTTCATCGGCGACCGCGGTCTAGTTGCCGGCCTCTCCGAGGCAGTCGTCGAGAAGATCTACCAAGCAGTCTCGACCACCCTCGACGCTCTCGCCGCGACCAAGGGTCGCCGCGTTGTTGCCGCGACCGAGGCGAACATGGCCGACCTGATGGGTCGATCAGTTGAAGAACTCGTCGCCGGATACCAAGAGGAATTTTCCAGTTACATGGCCAACCGTGAGCGGATCGATGCGATCCGCCGCAATGCCCAAGAGGCCGTGCGTAGCCGGATCTTCGAAGGTCCGAAGGCCGCGCTTGAGTTCATGGCTCAAGATGGCGATCGACCGGCGTTCATGCGGATGGTTGCCAAGGTCGTCTTGAGCCAGGGTCAGCGGTTCGGTCTCAACATTGATGACATCGCGATGCAGGTCGGTATCTTCCGCCGCAACTTCGCGACCCAGCCTTTGCGCGGTGAAGAAGTGCGGGCTCGGGTGCAGGAAGTTCAAGGCGAGGAAGGTGAGGGTGTCTTCGAGGTGACCACTCCGGGTGGCGTGGAGACGTATGCTTTCGGCGGTGAGTCGGGGCGCACCCGCAAACAAGCCGGCAAAGAAGCCCGGGCACGGGCGTTCGATCTTGTGACCGGACAGACGCGGACCTCTTGGGCCGGTGTGCTCGGAGTCGACGAGAACGCGACTTCGCCAGTCGGCCGCTACTCGGTCGTGCTCAACCTCGATAACTGGCATGAGGCCGATGACATCGGGCTGACCATGTTGCACGAGATCGCCCATGTGTTCTCCAAAACAAAGTTCGCCGGACTGGAAAAACTCAACACCGTCGAGAAGGCCGCGATCAAAGGAATCGAAGCCTTCCGTGTGCGAATGCTCAAGGCTGTCGCTCGGACCAATGGACTCGAAGTCCCCGCGGGTAATAACCCCACAAACCTTGCCAAGTTGAGCCGTCAGGTCGATGACCTCTCCAACCCGAACGTGGTCGGAGCCGATGCCGATCGGCGCTTTGCCTATCTGGTTAATGCCGAGGAGACCGCCCGCGGGCTCATGGAGAGCCCGGAATTTCTCAAGCTCGCCCTGCAACTCGGGCTCGGTAAAGCCAAGACCAGGGGCAAGAAGACCTCGCTGTCCGGACCCGTGGCCGAGGCTTGGGGCGACATCGTCGATCTCAACTCTGGCAAAAAGACCGCGGCAACAAGCCCGCTGGCCAACGCTTTCCAAGATGCGTGGGACGCAACCTTCGGTGCTCTCGAAGGCACGACCGAGGGCTATGCCAAACCTCCGATCGGAGCGAACCCCTTGGCCCAGGATCTCGCCGCCCTCGACCAAGCAACCAATTTTATTGAAGACCAGATCATCGCCCGGGGATTGACTGGCACGACCGCAGAACGTGAAGCATTGCTGCAAGAGTTCATGGCTGCACGGAACATGGAACGGGGTGCAGAGGCAGTGGTCGAGGAAGCGGACGCCGATGTCGATACGCTGGCTGATCCGGTGACGATGAGTCGGGCAATTTCTAACGAAAGCCGCGAGGCTTTGTCTAACCAAGGAGCAACCAATGACAGAAGAAACCAACCTGCCTTACAAGCGACCACCCCAGGGATGGGATCCGCAAGTGGAGGCAACCAAGTTCAAAGGCAAGCAGTTCGGCCCAACGCCGAGCCAAACCCCTTCGTCCAAGAAGGAGTCAGTGCCTACAATGCCCGTTACGGGCTCGGCGAAGTAGTCCGCGGGCACTACGCCCCAGTCGACGAACAACGTGCTCGCAGCATAGCTGCGGCTTATGACGCACTCCCGGTCCTCGATGAAGGTCGGGAGACCCAGGACGCCTACCGGCAACTGGGCTTCGAGATCCAGCAGCAGTGGGACTATGCCATCAATACGATGGGAGTCACCTTCGAGCCGTGGACAACCGAGGGGCAACCTTACGCCAATTCCCGGGAGATGGTGCGCGATGTCCGGGACAACAAACACTTGTGGTTTTTCACGGGCGGTGAACCGCACCCGCTTCTCAACCAGCCCGATGCCGACGGGCTGACGATGAATGACAAGCTGCGTGCGATCCACGATCTCTTCGGTCACGCAGCCGAGGACTACCAGTTCGGAGCCCGCGGCGAGGAGAACGCCTGGATCAAGCACAGCCAGATGTTCACCCCGCTGGCCCAGAGGGCACTGACCACCGAGACCCGAGGGCAGAATTCATGGGTCAACTATGGGGCTCACAACTACGCGGCTGACGGAACACGGATCAAGGTTCCTGCTTCCGAGCGTCCTTTTGCCACGCAGAAGGTGGCCCTTCTCCCCGAGGAGTTCATGGATTGGCGGGGTGCCTTGGCTGCGGACACTGTGACGGAGAGTCGGGCGGTGGCGATGGAGTTTGTCTCCCCTAATGAACGGGAGAATCTGACATTTGCACAGGCCCGGGCGGCGTTGACTGGAACGCAGCAAGAGCAACTCAGGGCGTTTGCCAGTAGGATTCATACGGTTTTCGGGCTAGATCAAAGCCGAGTCAGTGACGCTATCGGAGATTGGGCAGACGGCGCGGAGCCCACGACGGTAACCGAGCACTACGCTCCGGGACTGACGTATGAGGACGTAGAGGTAATGGCCGCGCTCAAGGGGGCACTGAGAAACCAGAAGCAAGTAATTCCATTCCTGAGAGACTCAGAAGGCACTTCTAGACTTTATGATGTCTTTATCCCAAATCAGACGGCAGACCAATCCCGTGGTATTTTAGAGACAGCCGGGATCCAATTCCGGACTTTGATTGAACAAAACGGAGGGACTCGTGTCTTAATTTTTGATAAGAACGGCTCGCTCTTTTTGCCCGTCAGAGAGTTAGTCTCAAGTAATAACTATGAAACAAAATATTACAAAGGAACCGGCAACTTCCTCGGCAACGAAGATTCCCGTGAAGCCGGGCGAGCCGCTTACGCTCGAACAGTGGGATCGGCTATTGCAAGAAGCCGGTTGGCGGGACGCGACACTGGACGGCCCGACAGCGTTCGAGCTACCCGGCTATCCGAACTCGCAGCCGAAGCAGGACTGATTCTACCAAATGAAGACCTCAACGAAAGCCGCGCCGTCGGTGAAAGCCCGAATCTCATCTACCAAGATGCCGAAGGAAACCTTCGAGGACGACCGCGAACGGGAAGCCCTGAAGGGAACATCGGAAGGGCTTTACTACGCCTCCAAGAATCCTCCAACGAGGGCCGAGATTTTGGAGCAGGCGAGACGTTCCGGTTTCGTGCCGACACTGGCGGGCAAGCCGATCAGGCGCTAGAGCAACAGAGAAGGCAGCAAGCGGGCGCAGGGTTTCGCCGCTTCGTCGAGAACTTGGAGGCTGACGGCCTCGTCCTCGATCCGGAATCTTTCGAGAACACGGTCATCGAAGGGCGAGACCGTATTGGTGACGGGTCCGAGCATCAGGTCCACATGGACCGCCCGACCAACCGCGTCATTAAATACACGAACCCGGATGTAACCGGCAGCGGCATCGTCGGGCAGTCGATCAATGTTTTTGACTACCTCACGAATCTCAATGCCCACAAAAAACTTTTCAACATCGACATTCGCCTTGAGGGACTTGTCGATCTTGGGGAGCCCTTCCCACGAATCGTCACCTCGCAACCCTACATTAAGGGAAGAGATTCAACGATCCCCGAAATCAACAGTTACTTCCGCGATGAGTTAAAGTTCACGAAGCAGGACGATGGATCCTGGGTGCGCGTTCGTAATGGTGAGGTTCAACGTGTTTGGGATGTCGTTCCAGGAAACGTAAAGACCGTCAAGATCGGGAAAAAGAAAGTCGTGGTCCCATTCGACGTTCAAATTTCCATACAGTCGAACGCAGCTAGTGGCGCGGTGGACCAACCGAACGAATCCCGAGCCCGCGGGCGAGTCTGGCGTCCGGTAACCAGTCGCACTCCGACGGGCGGCACAATCAGCCGCGGCGGCATGTTCGCCGTCGATGAGCTTCTCGATAAGAGAGCCGGTGATCTCTACCGCTCAAGCCGGATGGCGATCAAAGTCGATGTGTCGAAGATCCAAGACCTCTCCCGGGTGTTGGAGCGTCAGATTAAAAATTTCTACAAAGGTGAGACACCGCCCCTGGAGACGATCAACACGGCGCTCGGTAACTTGGACAACCCGCTCACCGAGCAGCAGATCGGCGAGATTGAAGATTTGCGGGCTCGCGGGCTAACCAATCAAGCCGCCAAGAAGCGTGACCAATACATCCGCGACAACCGCCGCAACTTTAAGCAGAACAAACAGACGCAAGCCTTGGCCCAGTTGCCGGAAGAACTGGCCGAGACGATCCGCGAGATGTCTTCGCATATCGAGTCGCTTTCGCGTGAGTTGCCTAACGAAGGTTTGGTTAGTGGCGACTTGGCGATCACAGTTGATGAGGCGCTCGGCACCTACCTTAACCGTAGCTATGCGATCTTCGATGATCCGCAGTGGACTGACCGTGTGCGAAAAGATGCCAAGGTCATGGACGCGGCCCGTAAGTATATCCGCAACAGCTTGGCTAAAGCGAAAGCCCAAGACCTGATCGCTGATGCTGCCGACGAAGGCCGCACACTTTCCCGTATCGACGCCGAAGCACTCGCCAACGATTCAGTGATCGACGACGAGGTCGAGAACCTCCTCGAAGGCTATCTCGCGATCGGCGCAGAGGCCCCGACGATCGAAGTGCTCTCCGGCCGCATCCCCGGGCAGAAGAATCTCAGCATGTTCAACCAGCGCGGCAACATCGCGCCGGAGATCCAAGCCCTCTGGGGACGTTACGAAGACCCGAGCGTCAACTATGCCAAGACGGTGATGAAGCTCTCCAGCGTCATCGCCAACGATAACTTCCTCAAGGAACTGCGGGACCTCGGTATCCAAGAGGGCTGGCTTTGGAGTCGTGAGAACAACCCCGACGATACCCGTCACCCGCCCGGCTACGTCCGTATTTCAACCGAGAGAAATCCTTCACTGAGACCGCTCGGTGGGATGTATGTGCATCCGGATCTGGCCGAGGGGCTCTTCAAGATGTTCCCGGTCGGCTCGACCGAGGAGCACTACGCTTGGCTGCGTGCTTTGATGAAGCTGACCGGCATCTCGATGGCGACCAAAACGGTCGGATCGGTGGCGTCCCAGGTCCGGAACTTCTTCGGTAACTACATGCCGCTAATCGCAGGCGGGAACTTGGGGTTGGACGACATTACCAGCGGCGACTTTAAGCGCCGGTTCGCCAACTCTACCGACACTGTGCTGGCCAGCACCTTCGGGAAATATCGCAACATGAGCCGCGCCGAGTGGCGGGTGAAAATCGACGACTATATCCGCCGCGGTATTGTCGGCGAGTCGATCACGACGGGACTCCTCGAAGATCTCCTCACCGCGAGCCGCCGCGCCGGGAGCCCTGACTTCGGGGACTTCGTTTGGAATAAGGTCGGGGATCCTTTCAAGCGGGTGGCCGACTTCGCGGTCAAGACCTACTCGGCCGGTGACGACTGGTTCAAGGTGATGATCTACGAGGCCGAGCAGGACAAATACCGGAGAGCCTTTCCTGACTGGGACGACAACAAGATCAAAGAAAAGGCCGCAGTCATCGCCCGGGACATCCACTGGACCTACTCACTGGCCCCGGCCATCGTGCAGGACCTCAAGAAGTTCCCCTTCGTTGCCCCGTTCGTGACTTTCACGAGCGAAGTCATCCGCACCACTTACAATCTGCAAAAGCTGGCCCGCCAGGAGATCACAGAAGGCCGAGCCACGGGCAACAAAGAACTCGAAGCGATCGGCTGGAAGCGCGTGCGCGGTATGACCATTGCCGCCTTCCTCCCGTTTGCCGTCGGCTCCGCCGCTATGGCGATGGCGGGCATTTCCGGAGAAGACGAAGAAGACCTCCGTCGCTTCCTGCCCGACTGGCAGAAGAACAGTCAGCTTGTCCTCTTCCGCAAAGCAAACGGCGAGATCGACTTTCTCGATGTCAGCTTCTTGGACCCCTACGAGTATTTCAAAAAGCCTTTGACCGCATTCATGCGTTCAATGCGCAGCCCCGGTAGTGCTGACGAGATCCTCCTCAAGGGCACGATGGACATGGTGCGCCAAGCCATCGATCCCTTTACCAGCGAGCAGATCTTCGCCGGAGCAATCATGGACGTGATGCGTAACCGCGATGCAGCCGGACGCCAGGTCTACAACCCGCAGGACAGTGGAGCGAACATCGGTCTCAATGTAGCCCGCAAGATCTTCTACGATCCTTTCGTCCCCGGCACCGTGAACAGCGCCGAGCGTATCGGTAAAGCCGCCTTCGGTATCGAGAGCGAGACCGGACGTTCCTACAACCTCATCAACGAGCTTTCCAGTGTCGCACTCGGCCAGCGTGTCTCCTCGGTCGACGCGCAGCAGGCACTCCAGTTCAAATCTTCCCGCTTCATGCGCGAGATGCGCGATGCCTCGGCCCTCTTCAACCGCGAGTTCACCGCCCAAGGCACCCGCTCGGCCGGCGATGTGATCGACGGCTATGCTCGGTCCAACGCCGCCCGGCGCAGCCTGATCGACTCAATCCGCAGGGACTACCTCGCCGCGATCCGTCTCGGGGTGCCCGTGCAGCGGGCCAAGGCGATCCTCCGTGACGGAGGTCTCGGCGGCGACACCATCAAGATGGTGACCACCGGAATCTACAAACCCTACGACGCGAGCAAGCAGAGCATAGACTTGGTTCGGTCCCGCGGTAAAAACGACCGCGTCTCCGCCTACAACCAAGCCCGCCGCTCGGCCGTGCCCCGCGAAATCCTTGCCGATCGATGATAGTAACCGATACCAGAGTGACCCCGCCCGGCGGTTGGCGTTATGTTCAACCGGAGACGGGCTTCGAGTTTGCCGCTTCGACCTTGCGCGAACTGGTCAAGAAGGTAGCGACCCATCGTAAGTCCAATAGTCTTGCGGCGGGTGATCCTTCGGCCGACATCCAAGACTTTGTCTGTGCCCAGCTTCCGGTCGGCAGCGAGAGTTGCAGTCACGTCATCGAGGGTGACTACGCACTCAAGACCCACTTCACGATGGAGGACGTTAAGCGTTTCATCCAAGCCGCGGTCTCCGCACTTAGGGGCAGGGGACTCGTTGATCAACCCGAAGCCGAACGCCGGGCCGCGCTCTGTGCCTCATGTCCCCTGAACACAACGGTCAAGGGGTGCTGGCGGTGCAAGGGGTTGGCCGAATGGCTCTTCAACCTGATCGGTGCACGGACCACGGCTTATGCTTCACGGCTCAACCAATGCGGGGTCTGCGGGTGCGCGATCAAAGCAAAGATCTGGTTGCCGCAGGATGTCGCTCAAGAGGTCAGCCAAGGCTACACCTTCCCATCCTGGTGCTGGCTCAATGAGAAACCACTCCCGACGGGAATCGAACCCGTATCGCAGCCTTGAGAGGGCTGTGTCCTAACCGTTAGACGACGAGAGCAGACTACCCCGATGAAATCACCGGAATCGGTCTGGCACAATAAGTTTCGACTCCTCTTGCAGGGGCTCCTCCGGAAGCTCTTCCCCCTTCATCTTCGCGACCTCCCGCTGGAGAGCGCGATTAACCTGGTTGGACAGGCTGATCGAGGAATTGATCGCATTAAGAAGAAGCGTCTGCTGGAAAAAGACCTGCTGTAGGAGGGCATCGCCCTCGGACATGCCTTCGTTTTTAGTCTCTTCGATCTTCTTACCGAGGTAAGTCGCCACGGCTTTCAGGCTGTGGCTGTGGATGGGGGCGTCGATTGGTTGTGTGTTTTCTTCAGTCATAGTTTTTCCAAGACAACGCCCCACGAGTAGTCGGCGAAGTCTTCTTCAGCCACGACACGGGCGCGGATGTTGCCGGTCTTGAGCACTTTCTTTTTGAAAGTCTTGAGTGAGTAGTCGGCCTCTTTGTGGTTGTCGTTGATCGACTGACCCGTGGCCGCGCAGTGGGCCAAGAACCGCTGTTGGTCGGGGGCGAGAATGAGGAGCTTGCCGCCCGGCTTGAGCACGCGCATCCACTCCTGCACCATCGGGATCTGATCGCCGTAGGTGAAGTCCTCAATCAAGTGTGAGTTGTAGAGCCAGTCGAGAGTGTCGGCTTTAAGCGGAATCTTGCGGGCATCGCCGCCAAGATGTTGCACCGAAGTCCCGACCGAGGTGTAGGGCTGGGGCATGTCGAGGGTAATACAAGTTGTCGTCAGGGCATCGCCGCCGAAGCCGACATCCATCCCGTAGCCCTGGGTGTAATGCAGAAACCAGTCGCGGTGTTTGCTCGTTTCACTCATGTCCGGCGGGGTCGCGCCCTCGCAGGGCAGGGGAGCAGGCTGTGAATCCGGCCCGACCCACTTCGACACCGTGCCATAGGCATCCTTGTGGAAGATAGCCGCGCCACGGCACATCTTCTCGAAGTGCGCCCGTGATCCAAAGGCGTGGTAGCCGATCAGGTCGGCCCCTTGGTAGATGCCGTAACTGTGCCGGATGAGTGGAGTCTTCGAGACATACTCCGGTCCGAGGGTTCCGATCCATTCGTCGAAGGCAGCGCCTTCACGGACCCAAGTGCGGAACTCGTTGTAGGTCTTGGGCAGCGGCAGCTTCTTTGCATCGTAGATCCCGATGCCGCCGACCGTATCGTGTGGCGGGTGACAGGATGCAGTGACCAATGCCGCAGGGTTCCCCCGCTGTGCGTAGTCCGCGGCCAAGACCTCATACCAGTTCGGGGCACAGGGCCAGGCGTCGGTCTCCAAGTAGAGCACGGGTTCACGCAACACGGTGCACGCTTCATGCCACATGTGGGTGCAGACCTCGGGATATCCGTAGGGCGATACAAAGACGCGGTCGATCTTGTGGTCGACCTTCACGCCGGGCTCGGCCCAGACGACCATCTCGGGGAACTGACCAAGGCCGCGAGCATGACGCAGCCACTTCGCGAAAAATCCTTCATCGCGTTTACAGACATGGACAAATGGAATCATTCGTTTACCTCCAAAAAGATCGGGGTCTTCTCGCCGACCCAAGCGCCTTCGACGTTGAATTGGAAATACTCTTCGGCGACTTCGTGATCCATCTCGTCGCGCATCAAAATCTGAATGCACTTCGCCCGGTCATAGACCGCCATCGGCCGGCCGAACTGACGGCCAATCCCGACGAAGGCATCCTCAAACCCATCGGCGAGGAGCACGGTTTCGTCGTCGCCGATCAAGTCTTCGATCTTTTTCTTCAGGTCAATCATTGCACCCAATCCTCCGGTATCTCGACATCCCACTCTCGCCCGTCCATCGGATTTCCGTAGATACGAATATCCTCGGAGAAGAAGTGCTTAACTATGCCAGTATGGTGAAGGCGCACTACCCAGACGGAGTTTACCCCAGTGCCGGCCGAAACAATTCCATAGTCCACAAACAGAAAAGCATCACCCTGGCCGAGCGGAGTGTGGACTGAAATCGGTGCTTTGAACTCGTGGATCATCTAATCCCAATACTTCTGCGATCCGGTCAGCTTCCCGCCCATCATGCGTTCGAGCACCGCCTCGGCATCCCACGCATAGACCCCACCCGCGTAGCACGTCTGGACCCCGAAGAGATCGCTAAACCGCTCACGGTCCAATCCTGCCCCGTTGATCGCTTCATCCAACTCGGTCCACGGAACATGGTCCATCGGTTCACGCTTCACGTTGCAGCCGATCTGGTGCAGCCGGGGATATTCGGTTGCGGTGTTATTACTCACAGTCACGCGGCTTTCTTCTTGAGACTCGCGGCGAAACCGCGAGGGCGCTTGTTGTTGCAGTTGACCGCGTGGGTTACCCATCGGCAATTCTTCGGTGAGTATGGGCCGTATGGATCAATGCGATCTAATTCCAACTCGGGTTTGAATCCGTGCTTCAAAGCCCATTTACGAAAAGGCTCATATTCGGCCCACACCGAATCTACGTAAATGCCAGTGTTGTAATACCACGTAGCATGATAAGAATCTGGGGCGCACCTCCGGTGAATCTTTTGCCACCGAGAGTAAAGGGGATTCCACGGGTTACGCTTGTTGTTGGACCAGTCGAGCTTGTCGAAATCAAATACTTTGCGGGCCGTGTCTTGGTATACCTTGTGGTTTTGGCTGCACGGTAAGCAATAAAAAGGGCGATCCGCTTTTACTGTCCTTGCATACTGGTCAGACCGCATCGGCCGGCGGTGTCCGCAGTCGGGACAAGAAACCGAAACGTATTGGCGGCTCTTCTTAGGTTTCATCACCAAAGGTATTTACACGAATAGTATCGAGCGGTTGTCTTATCCGTGGCGGTGTCACACTTGTGACGCGCACGAAAACTAGCGCGGCGTTTCGGGTTCTTGTGCTTGGTGAAGTCCGACATCGAGGAGTCCCCGAAGTGGACGACTTTCGCGGTGCCAGCCTTCTTGCCCGGCACGAAGACCGACTTCTTCTTCGCAGCCGGAGTGATGCCCGCCATCTTGCGGGGCTTATACAGCGTGACCTTCTTGCCTTTGTAGGTAGCCATTAGCGGCGTTTCTTGGCTGCAAAACCCCCGCGCTTATTTTTCATCTTCGCGTAGGTCTTGGGGTCGACGGTGGACTTGGACTTCGGACGGGACGTGCCCGCCTTCCGACGTTTATTGATGTTTTCGTATAGGCTCATAAGAAATACCGAAAGAAAATGACCGTGGCAAAAGCGGCCCATGCGACGAGCAGAACCAGCGTGATGTCGCGGGGCTCCATCATGCCAATAGCTCCTTGGTCTCTTGGTCGTGGCGGTCGATGACTGACTGCACCATCGACTTGGCATCGCCGTAGTTGAAGAGGTCGATCAGACCGACGGCGACCCGGAGGTTGTCGACGATCGAGAGTTCGCGGTCGTAGCTTTCCACGAAGCGATTCTTCCACGCTTGTGCGCCGTCGCTCTCCTCTTTAGTCAGCTTTCTTCTTGTTCGCTTTTTTAACATAGATCTTCTTGGTCTCGACGGCCGGCCCGAGGAATGCGGCCAACGCTTCGGCGATCGCGTCGGCAACCGTTTCATCGGCTTTCGCTTGCGCTTGTTCCGGAGCCCCGCCATCGATCTCGCACTCCCGCTCGGCCATGTCCTCGGCCCCGGCTTCGTAGGCGGCATTCCATGTCAGGTCGAAAAAACGGCGCAGCGCCTCCGGGTTCATTTCCGGTTCGGTAGCGAGCCGGGGATTATTGTGCAGGAAAATAGCCCAGAGCTTTTCTTTATTCATCGGGATTTCCTCCGGTTGTTGAGTTTGTGTTCGATCTCGTCGACCAAGTGCTGCACCAGGTAGCAGCATGTCTCCTCGGCTTTGCGGATGTCCTCGCGGACATGGTCACGCAGGAAGCTCATGGCGACATGGACGCACTCGTGGGTCAGGGTCTTGCTGTTCCCTTTTCTCCGCGACTCGGGCCAGGACTTGAGCCAGACGAAAGCCCGGTTTGCGTTGGATAGCGCCCAACCCGCATCGGATTCGTCGTCATCCCCGTCAGTAGATAAGGTGTCGGTGAACTTGGTCGCCGAGCGCCAAGCTGAGAGCGCATCGCCCCCGACTTTGACCCTGACCTTCAGACCGAAGGTCCGCTCGGTTACCGTCACTTGCATAGGAGCAATGTATGGCGTTATTAAACCAAGGCAAGTGGAGTATCATCGAAGGGTCTTACCAAAGGAGGGGTTGCGGCTGATGATTGTCCGCATGTGCTTACGCAGGACGGCATTAAGCTCATCAAAGATCTCCGAGTCGACCCGGCTGAATTTGTGGTGCCGGGTCTGGTCGGCATAATCCATGAGATACTGTTTGCAGGCGGCTTTGTTGATGAACTGGGAGACCCGGGTCCGGATCTGGTCGCGGACAAAGGTGTCGGTAGTGGGTTTTTCAGGAAGCGTCATGGTTAGAAGCTATACGGGTTTTCGTTAATGGACGGCAGGGTCGGAGGTGCCGGCAGTTTCTTGCCGGGGAGCGGCTGCACCCAGACAAGGCTATGGATCTTGCTATCGGTGCTGACCCGATGGGCCAGAGGGATAAGATGATCCGCTGGCGGGTCAGCCAGGGGCAGGAAAGCCGCCGCGATGATGAGCGGGGTAGCCCCGATAAGCCAGTGCCAAAAGCGGCGGGGCCAGCGGGTTGCGGGTTTGTCCTGCTCGGCCAAGGCCAAGGCCAGATAGGGGTAAGCCTCGGTAGGGAGGCAAGCATTATTGGGATCGAATTCTCTATAGTTCATGGTGTTTGGTTCCTTCTTTCTTTGGTTATGGGTGACGAGACGCGGACGGAAGCGCATACCGTCCTTTGTGACTTCGACTCGCGTTTGGGTCCGCGTCTCGGGTTTGCTCATGGTTAATACGACAGTGTGTGGTTATTACTCGTTCAAACGAATGTTTGGATCATCCGTTGTCGGGGTGGCTGGCGTGGACTAGCAAGGCATTGAGGATGCCGCGCTTGGTGGGCTCGACTTCGATTTCGAAGATATCTGCGTCTGCGAAACTGTCGCCTTCGCTCATATCGAAAAAGGTTTGCTTCGCTCGCTCCGCTTCGGCCTTGCTTGTCGTGTAAGTGTATCCTTGGTGACCGTTGCCGTCAGTCGTGGACACTTTGTAGTATTTGAATTTTTTCATTGGTTTTGGGTTCTTTCTACTTGGTTCATGGTTCAACGCTTCAATGCGTCATACCTAAGAGGCCAGCACATCCTCTTCGGCCTCTTCGCGGGTCTCGAAGGGGCCGTTGGCCTCGCCGTCCGGGAGGCATCCCGGTTGGCAGGACCACCAGTAGAAACCGGCGAGTTCCTTCGCGGCCTCTTCGGTAGCCGGGTCGACTTCGGCTTGGTCGTAGTCCCCGGTGAGCGTGTCTTTGACTGACTCGGCGAGTCGGGCAGAAAGCCAAGTCTCCTCGCCGGCTTCAAGAAACTCGTCAGCCGTTACCTCGAAGATCTCGATTCCGGCGAGTTTTTTCGCCCGGTGCTTCTCTTGCCACTCCTCGAAGACATCCTCGGCATGGTCGTTATACCATTCGTGGACTTGCTCTTGGATGTAGCTGTAAATCGCAGCGGGTTTCCACCCGAGTGGCCAGTCCTTATCGTCTTTGCTGTCGAAGCCGGCGTTGTCGAACGCCTCTTCTACTTCTGATCCGTGGAGGTAGAAGATGTCCCGGATCTCGTTGTTGTAGATCGGCACCGAGCCGTCGACGATCTCGTGAATAGTCCCCGAGTAGTCGAGGTCGTTGCCGAGATCGGGCAGCTTGTCCGGTTCGTTGTCGTCGCAGTAGCGAAGGAGTTCGTCTTTCACGTCCTCGATCGTGCTGTCGACGCGGTCTTGCAGGGTGTCTTCGATTTCGATGGTTCTTTTGCTCATGGTATTTATGGTTTCTTTTTGTGGTGTTATTACTCACCATCAATTTCGATGGGGAGGGTGAGTTGCGGGTCGGCTTGCTCTTTCCGGGCAAGCTGAACGAGGTGAGCGTGACGCATGACGACCGATGTCAGGTGCAGTGCTGCGTCGATGTCGTAGTCATGGGTCGCATTGAATTGCGCGGCGGTGTCGAGGATTAGGTTGGTTTTCATAGTTCACTTCTAAGAGGCCAGCACTTAGTCAGAGATACCGGCAGAGGGCATACTCGGCCTCGGTTTTATCGGTAGTGGTAAAAAGGATCTCGTCGCTCGGTGCCGGTGTTGTGGTTAGCCAGATCCCCTCTTCGTCACTGATGATGTAATGGTTGGTTGTGCCGGTGTTACGTATTGGTTTAGTTATACGTGGTGAAGCCACCGCCCGATCGATGTCGGCTAATTGTATTTCGGGAAACAATGTCTCTTCTTCCAGGGTAATCCGGACAATCTCGTCCGCCGGGACATTGAAGCCCCATCCAGTGTTCCAGCGAATCCGAGGCGACTTCGGGTTATGCTCGCCCCGGTAAGGGACGACGACACCATATTCGTGACGCTCCCCAAGGATGTTTTTACTCGGCCGGGTAATGCAACGCACCCGGTCGCCGATATTGAATTTGATGAGGTTCTTTTTCATAGTCTTCACTATTAAGAGGCCAGCACTTGATGATAGTCCCCTTCCGGAATCCCGGCCCACTCAGCGAGCAGGGGATCACCGAAAAACAGTTCGGGGTTTGATTGCGCGAGGTCTTGAAGCTCGACGATCTCAGCATAGGAAATGTATTCCTCTTCAATCGCCTCACGTAGTTCCTGAAGTCGGGTTGCGGGGTTCACGGTTTCAGTTTGGCGAGGAGCGCCCGGGCGCGGGTGATCTCCCCGAGTTCGGAGTCTTTGACACTGCCGGTTGATTTGAGGAGCCGGTCGTCGAGACGTTCGAGGGCGGCAACGCACTCGCGCAGGGACGCGACGAGTTCTTTATGCTCTTCGAGGATTGCCGGCAAAAGTTCCTCCGCTTCACGGACCAGTTCGATCGCATCATCGATCGGGTCGGGATGATCTTCGTTGGCCTCCGAATCGAAGAGCGCGACAGCGCCTTCTACCGTGATCCGGAGTTCGTCTAATATGGGTGTTGGTTTGTTCATGGTTCCTTTCGTTTGGGTTAAAGAAGTTCTCCCTTCTCGTTGAATTCGTAGTCATTGATCTCGCAGTGCTCGGCGAAGTTCTCGTCTTCGTATTGCCCCTCGGCTTCGTTTTGCGCGTCTTCGAGCCATGACCGGAAACCGGCTTCGAGGAGTGTTTTGAGGTCAGTCTCCCCGGCGAAGAAGGCTATGCGGAAGCCATCGAGCGCGGACTCATCGGCGCAGTAGCCGGTCAGCTTGCACTCGCCGGTCCCGCGCAACGTCTCAGGATCATAGGCCCCGAGTTTCTCCAGCCGGGCGGCGATCTCTTCGCGGGTTAACTCGGGAAGTTCTTCAACTTGTTTACCGATAAAGTTGGCCCAGCTATGCGAGCCCCCGAAGAAGTCGATCGAGTAGTCATGCAGCTTGGCCTCGAAGGCATTGGCGAAGACTTGCAGGACGGCCAAGTATTCATCGTCAGACGAAAATCCGACATCGGCTTTGTAATCATACTTCGCCTTCTCTTTGGCGGAGGGACTGAGTTCGTTGAATTGGTAGGCTGTCGCTAAGTATTGTCTCATGGGTGTGTTTCGTTTGGGTTAGGTGTTCGTAATTAAGAGGCCAGCACTCAGGTCGGGATGATCCAGTCGACGAGTTGCATGAAGACAAGGAGCAGGGAGAGGCCGGCGATGAGGTGATCGAGGGTTGGGTTTTTCATTCGGCACCTCCTTCGGCCTTGGCGATTGCTGCGCGGATTTGCGCGGCCAACTCTTCGGGAGCATCCCCGCCAGCCCAATATCCATCGACCGCTTCTAATGCCGCGAGTAGGTCGGGCGCGGCGGCGATGAGATGCGTGTTCGCTGTCCACTCTTTCAGAGGTATGCGGTCAGACGTGCAGCGTTCGGTGGATCGTTCCGAGTCGACGGTTGCAACGTCCAAGCCGTCACCGTTGCGGATGTTTTGCCCTTCGTAAAACCAAGGGCCGGGAGTGTGTTGGTTGTTGCTCATTCGGCACCTCCCACTTTGGCGATCGCGGATTTAGCCCGTTCGAGCCATGATGGGTCGCCGTCATCTCCCCAACTTCCAACCACTTCGATCGCCTCTTCGAGCGCATCGAGGAGGTCGGGGGCGGCGGCGATGAGTCGGGCGTTGGCAACGCCACCGTCATCCTCGGCAACGTATTGCCCAGATCCCCGGGGGAATGCGTTGCTTGGGACATTGTGCGCGTGCACGTTCGGGACGATCGTCCGGCCTTGCAGGTCAGTGATTTGCCCCTCGGAGTTCACGGTCCAAGGGCCGGGAGTGTGTTGGGTGTATTTGTTCATCGAATTAAGAGGCCAGCAGTGTGGTGTTATTACGTTTAGTGAAGAAGTTCCCCGGCATACCCGGAGAAGTATTTGCCCCGGGCGCATCCGAGGAGGTCGGCATAGTTGTGGAAATCGAATTGGTTTCCGTGATCCCGGATATACTCCACCCGGTCGCGGTCGCTGTAGCAGTCGCACCACACTCGTTGGGCGGTCTCGTCTTCGAGTTCCGAGAAGTCGTCTTCGTCGACGACCGGGTAGTCTTCGAGCTTATCGGCGATCTCTTTCGCCTTCTCATGCTCCGGGGACCCGGCGCGGACCGACAACGATTCCCACCATCCGCAGGCCCAATGGCCAAACCGGTCGATGGATACGTTGTCACTCTCGCCGCCGAGTTCCCGGAGCGCCGAACGAAAGTTGCTCTCGGTCAGGCAATCCGAGTCCCGGGACTGGGTGAGTAGGCAAAGCCACTCAGGTTCCGGAATCGCGCCGGCATAGTTGTCGAGCGAGTCCCAACCACTCGGGTTGGAGACGATTTCTTTCAGAGGAGTAAGGTAGTTGGTCATGAGTTTTGTGGTGTTATGCGGTTACGGAGTTAATACTGTCAAGATTAAGAGGCCAGCATTGCGAGAGGGAGGTCAGATGGCATCGCGGAGAAACTTGCCACTCCAGTGCATACGATCTTCAACGTCCCACATTCCGGGACCAACACGGACAGGTGTGTAGATATACCAGCCAGTGTGCGAGTCGCAGATTCTTGCGTTGCGCCCGTATTTGGCTTCGATCTTTTTTGCATAGCGGCGGGACTCGTTGATGCGCTGTAGTTTGATATTCATGTTCAATATTAAGAGGCCAGCACTTCGTCGGAGGTCTCAGCGTGATAGTGCTCTAAGGCCCAGTCCAGATGGAACCGGACCTGCTCCTCGCCGAACAAATGCAAGGCATCCGTGAGCAAATCGATGAACGCTTCCCGGGCATCTTCGCCGGGCGTGTAGTCCAAGATCACTCGGGCCACTTTCCTCGTGCGTTTGATTCTCTGGTCCTTGGTTAGGATGTCCGGGTCGACCAGTTCGTATTCGATCCATCTGTCTTTAACCGCTTCAAACCAGTCGTTTTTGTCATAGGCTTGCCAGTCGTCGGACCGGTCACGGTTTATCTCTTCAAGGATCTGGTCCAGTGTCCACTCCTCGATCTGCCCGGTCGGGATATATCTGAGCTTGTATGTTTCAAGGTTCATGGTGCGTGATTCAGGCTGCGGTTCTCGGATCAAATCCAAGTTCGTCAATGATCCGGATGCGGTCTTCGTCGTGTAAATTGTCGAGATCGAGGTATTCGACGAGCCAATCAGTTTGATTCGGCGTTTGTTCGATGATCCAATCAGCCCAAAATTCGGGTTCATTGGTGATGTCGTAAATGAGTTGCCGTCTCACGAGGCTGGATATTTTGTCTTGCTGTTCAGGTGTCATGGTAGTTTTAGGTTGGAGGTTTAAGTTCACTATTAAGAGGCCAGCACTCAGCGCGGCCAGCGGTCCACCGCCGCCTGAAAGCGTTCGTTGCTCACTCGGGCACCGTTCGGGTGCACCGCTTGAATGGTGCGTCCCCGGGCAGTGATCCGGACGAATCGACTCGGCTTGTCGCCGGGATAGCACCGGACCCATTGCCCGGTCTGCAACCGGAGTTGTCCATTGTAGAGCGCCACAAGGACACTGTTCGAAAGTAGGAGTGTAGGTAGGTATTTCATGGGATTACTTGTGGTCGCTTTCGAGGAGATCCCATCCGCCCGAGTTACGGAACCGGCGCGAGATCCAGTGAATGTGCGATGCGAGATCATAGGTGAGAAACTCGTAAGGCCGGTCGTCGAGATCCTGCACGGCACTCAAAGGGATCCCGGCGAGGATGAGATCCTTGGCGATCTCGTCGATGATGTTGTCGGGTAGCTTGATCGGTCCGTCTTCAGGGTAGTTGTCGCCGTGGTTGCGGAAAACCTCCGCCGCCGCCCGGGCCAACTTGGATTTGCTTCCAGTTTCTTTGATCGCTTTACCGTATTTGTTCATGGTTTCGATTAATGTTGGTTGAAGGTGAAGGTTTCGGATTGCTCACGGACGAAGCTGAAATCCCATCCGCATCCCCGGCACCGGAGGTGAATCCGGTTGCCAAGTTGCCCGAGGATCTGAGCGTCCGCGCTGTCGCACACCGGGCAATAAGCCGGGTCAGTGTCTTGTTCGTATTGGAGTGTTTCGATGTTCATGGTTCGTAATTAAGAGGCCAGCAGTATCGCGTTCATGCGTTCCTTCAGAAGATCGGCGGCGAGCCGGGCATCGTAGTAAGCGTCGACGCAATCGACCGTGATACCTTTGCGGAGTGTATCTTTGACCAAGCTGCGAGCGCCATTGGAGGCGAGCACCTCTTGGATCTCCCGATCGATTTCAGTGAGTGATTTCATGGTTCGTAATTAAGAGGCCAGCAGGGTTTATTCTTCCAAGGCACCTTGGGCGCTGGCCACTAAGCCGTCCCAAAAGGCTTCGCTCGCCGCATTTTCGTAGGCCTGGCAGATTTCGTCCTCCTCTTCAGGCTCTAAGTCTGAAATGTCGTGACGACTCTCGAAGCAATCGGCCAGCAGTTCGCGGGGCGTATATCCGTCCGCATACTCTCCGGACAGATTCGGCGCGGCATAGGCATCGGCGACTTCCGGATCCCCTTCGTCGTAGCCTCGCAGGAATTCCCGGGCGGCATCTTTCCCGCCCCGACTCGAAGCGCGACCGCCCCAAGTGTCTTGCGAGACCCATTCCGCGCCATTCTTTCCGTCACGCTTTCCGATTTTCTCGGCACGTTGCAAAGCTAGTGTGAATTTTTGGTCAGTGATTGTGTTCATGGTGTTCATCTTTAAGAGGCCAGCAGGTTCTTGTTTCAGGGTTCTTGTTTCAGGGTTCTTGTTTCAGGGTTCTTGTTTCAGGGTTCAGGGTTCAGGGTTCAGGCAATTTTAGCCGCAATCTCGGGAAGAATTTCGCGCCAATGGTTCGCGATCCAAGCCGCCGCAATATCAGCCGCCGCAATCTCTTGTTCGTGAGTTTCGGCTTTATTCAAATGGTCCCAACAACCGAAAACTGCCGCCGAATTGAATAGCCGATCGGCTTCAAAGTCATCGCAAGAGAGGTCAAAAGGGAGAGCCGAATTGAGGATGTATTGATTGAGTTTCATAGTGTTCAAATATAAAGAGGCCAGCGGTCCGGGCTTAGTGGTTCAGGCTACAAAAACTGCCGGGTAGTCTTTGGGGTATTGGCCTTTCACATATCTCCCGCCTGACGGTCCGTTTTCCCCGGCGATATATCCAAGCCAGCGTTCCCGGTTGAAGTTGGGATTCTCTTTCGCGAAGTATTCGGCGAAATCGTTGATGATTTCCCGGACGTGACGTTCAGGTGATGCCGGGACATTCGTCGCTTCCAAGGATGCTTTGAGAATCTCGGCGATTTTGATGAAGTGTTTCTTGGTCATTACATAAACAAGAGGCCAGCAGTCGGTTGAAATAACACCATAACAGAGTAAACTGGAGCGATGGGTAAACCCTCTCTCCCGGTCGATTGGGATGTCGTCAAAGGTCTTTATTTGCAAGGCGTCCCGGTTGCGACTCTTTCGGAACGCTTCGGGATCAACGCAAATACCTTACGTGCAAAAGCTTCCAAGAAAGGATGGAACGCGATCGTCGGAACAGAGAAGGAACGCAAAGAGCAGATTACAGAGAAAAGCACGGCGATCGCTCGGGACATTTGGGCAGAGCGCCGGGAAGCTATCCGGGAAAACATCCACACCATTGGAAGCCGAATGACTACCTACGCTTCGCAACTACCTGAAGACCAACTGCTTGCCAAGGCTGATAAGGTAAAGATAGCGACAGAGATAGCGGGGAAGATTGTTGGCCTCGATCGACAAGAGGACAAGAACGTCGTAAACATCGCACTGTTAGGGAGTTACACCGATTCAGGGAACATGGTGCAAGGTATACAAAGTGACACAATAGAGGGGGATTACTCTGTCGGACACAAAGATTCCGAACCCTTGTGACACCACCACCCACCCCACCAGAGTAGGGGGCCAGGCCGCGGTTCGCCCCTAGATCTATCATTATCATGGCTTGTAAATTTTTTGGCCCAAAATGGAATTATTAACTTTTCTCGGGGCCGGCAGGAAACTCCCCAGCGTGATGCTATATTAACAACGCAGGAAAGGCTGGTGCCCCGACGGGTCTCATAAGCCTGTTGTCCGAGTTCGATCCTCGGTCCTGCAAAATGATGGGGGTCTGAGTTCCGGAGAGATAAACCGGGTGGCCAGTTTACTGGGGAAACCCAGACCCCATCCCACTTTATGAAAGCTACCCTGGAGTTCAATCTACCCCAAGACGACGAGGCCCTGACCGACGCCCGAAAGGGCTCCGACTGGCGATGGGCGGTCGACGACCTCTTCAACTACCTCAAGTCGGAGACCAAGCACGCCGACCACTCGGCCGAGGAATACGCGATCTTCGACAAGGTCCGCGAGAAACTGGCAGAGATCCTCGAAGAGCGGGATCTGAGGCGTTGGTAATGTCCGGCTGGCTGATCGCGGCGACCGGCGTGGCCTACGCTTGGGTTGCGATTGAGATGGCATTATCCGGTAAGTGGCCGTTGGCGATCGTGTGGGCCGGCTATGCTTTCGCCCAGATCGGGCTCTATATCGTCAGCCGGCAGGGCTGAAAGCTCGATTTCAAGGGAACTTCCTACCAAGTTCCCTAGGAGTTCCCAGGGAAGTTCCCACAGTTAAGTCGTTGATTTTCTTCATACTTACACCGAAAGGGAACTTGGGAACTTCCCCTATACTTTTTCTTTTAAGAAAAGTATATAGGAGGGGACGCCCGTCCCCCCCGCGAGCGCGGACGTATACTCCCCGCGGGGAGGGCTCTTCCCCCCTTTTTGAGTTCCCAAGTTCCCATCGGGTCACAAACTGTTGTCCGACAGGGGTTTAACTGTGGGAACTCCCCCCTGGAACTTCGAGGGACGGGGAACTTCCCATACCCAGTTCCCCTGCACCTTGTAGCCCTGTATCATGTTCCTCTGTATCCTGCCCCGAGGAGTAGAAAATGCTGAGAAGTTTTTGCGACTAAAGGGCAAATGAGAATAACAACTCAGCAAAAACTATGCGTCGGACGTTTTCCACTTAAATAAGATCTCCTCTGTCGGGAGCCTATCTGAGTCCTTCCGGATGGGTTTGGCTTAAATAAACCTGACACAAAACACCCTTAGTTTCTTACAAGACCGTCTCTGACGCTACACTGTGGCAGGGTTCCCGAAGCCCGTTTCGGGAACCTAGACCCACCGGACCATGATCCCCGCTTCATGGAACATGGTGCGTGCTGCGGAGAAGCTCTCCTCCCATCGGGGAACCGTCTCGGCCGGGCAGTAGACTTCTTTGATGCCTGCTTGGACGATAGCAGCCGCACAGTGGGCGCACGGCTGGAAGGGGTAGACGAAGATCGAGTGGCCCTGGAGGGGCTCCTTGGCCCCGAGGATGGCATTCATCTCGGCGTGCAAAGTGAACAACAGTTTTGAAGATCTATCGCTAATTCTATCCACCCGATCCTCGACCCCGCGGGGGAACCCGTTGAAGCCGACTGAGGCGATCGATCGATCTGGCCGGACGATGACGGCCCCGACTTGGCTACTCGGGTCCTTGGACCACGTTGCTACATGGCTGGCTAAGTTAATAAACCTCGCGGTCCATTTGGCGTTCATAGTTTTGAGGCGGCGGTGGCAGGACTCGACACCTGCTTTTGTCACATATTCTCGTGTTATTTTGTGACGCTCCGTTGTCCGGCCGCGTGTCCATCCACGCCGCACCGCCATATTTAATAAGGGTCGTTGTCCACCTCGACCGTCTCCGGCGTCGGCCGGGTCAGCCGGTATTTGTTCAGCTTGGCCGCTCCGCACCTTTTCTTGATGATCTCGATGTTCGGGTCTTGGCGGGAGACAAGCTGACTGAGTCGTGTTGAGAGAGTCCGCACCGGCCAATCGCGGATAATCAGGGTGTTGTCGAAGGTGTCGTTAAGCGCCTGGAGGAATTCGACGGCGGTGCCCTCCCAGACATCGGTGGCGCTATCGACGCGCCGCCACCATGCGTTGATAAGGTCGCGCAGTTCCGCGTGCTTCCCGCCGGCATCAATCTTGTCCCGCACTTCTTGGGCGATGATCCCGCGGACGATGTAGCGGTTGGCCGCGTCGATATATTTGACCGGCACCTCCCACGCCTTGAGCCAAGCGAGGAAGGCGGGCAGTTCGATCTCCACGTCCTTGAGTTCTTCGACCGTCGGGCCTTCGTCGTAGGTTCTGAGGGCCAGAGCGATGATCTTATCCTCGTTCGAGATATCGAGAGCGGGGACGGCCTTGATCGAAACCGGATCGTCGTTGGCTGCGATGACGACTCGGCCGCGCCACTCGACCATGATCGGGGTCAGATACTTCTCATGGTATTTGTGCTTCCCGTGGGCCACGAGCTTCTTCACGTAGCTCGCGTAGCGTTGAAGGGCTAACTCAGACTCGGCGGCACGGGAGTCATCGATGATGGCGAGCGGGGACTGGAAGAGATCGGCGTTGAATCCATTGCCTTCGCCCGACACAACCGAGGAGAGATCGGCGTAGCCGCCCATTGCCGGGGCGAGGAGGCGTTCGAGCAGGAAGGTCTTAAAGCAGTGCACCGGACCCACCAGGATCATGGCTTGTCCCATGCAGAGTTTCCCTTGTTCCGCGCTTTCGTAGAAGCGTTTCAGCCAGAAGAGGAAGATGTCCTTGTAGTCGAGGTGGGCGAAGACGTTGTCCAAGATGGCGGCGTAGCGGGGAAAACCGACGCCCCAATCGTCTGCGGTCTCAGCGGCCTTGGTGATCTTCACGTTCTTCGCGGTGTTGAGGTATTTCTTACCGCCCTCGAACCAGAGTTCGTTCGGGTTGTAGAGGCTCGGGCCGGCACCGTCCACGCGGCGGTGGGTGCGAATGAAGGCTTTGGCTTTGTCCATCGGCGACATGGCCGCACCTTTCGGGGCGCGGTCGGAGATGTTGCGGCATTTGAGTTCGCTGGACAGCATCGCGACCATCTCGTAGCGCCAGATCCCGTCGCCCGCTTTCATAAAGAAGGTCTTCCCGTCGTAGTAGATGTCTTCAAACTGTCCGCTCTTGCTGGCCGAAGTGAATGGTTTGCTAGAATCTGTCGAATCCTGACAGTTGGTATCGTCGTCCGATACCTCCGCGTCGGATTCTAATCCCGTGGATTTCGACGGGTTCACGCGCCCAGCCTCCGGATTGAAGTAGATCAAGGTCTGAGCTTTGCCCGTATCCTTGCGAACGCACCCAGGAACCCGGGTCAGTCGCACCGCGGACATGGCGGCGGGGTCGGCTCCGAGTGGGACGACGAGGTCGGCGATCTCCGCGGCACGGGCCAAGTAGCCTTCGCGGTCTTTCTGGCCAACGCGCACGAGAGCGTGAGCGGACTTCGAACCCGAGGTAGTGACGGCGACGATTGGGAGATCGAGCTTGGTAAGGACACGGAGCCAGAGTTCCATTTCGACCGAATCGGATTCGATCAAGAGATACTCATAGGCGACCAAGTTCTCCTCGGCGCGTTGAGACTTCTTACCGAGCCGCGGAATCGGGAGAAACTTCCCGTTCACCGGGTTGACCATGATCCACGCACCTTCGGTATTGTTCGCAATCGCGCTGGTCACGAGTTGTTCGGGCATCGTATCGTTCCAGACGAGCTTCCCCTGGGACTGTTGGTCGGTGAAGATGATGTTCGCCTGCTTTGGGTAGAGGCAGCGAAGGAACTCGGCAGCGGTGATATCGGCGACCGCGACAGGCGAGGACTGGAGGAAATCTTCCACCGGAAGCGGGCCTTCCGCGGTCAGGGCCTTGAGCTTCTCGGGATCAAACGCCCGTTTGAGAGAGACACGGGCCTTGGGCTCGATCAGCCCCTCGACCTCGGCACGCACCTTGGAGACAGTGTCAACGATCTCGCGGGGTTGGGGTGGGCGCTCAAGGTAGTGGGTGATCCACTGGTCGATGAATTGGTCATCGTAAGAGTTAGCAACCAGCGCGTGCGCTGCGCCATACATCCATGAGTGGCATCCTTGGCCGGAGGCTGGGCATGGGTTTATTCCGAGTTCTTCAGGTGTGGGGTTCATTACGGCGTTATTACTTGGTATATTGTTTAGAGATGATCGCTTCGGCTCCGAGGGGGAGGTCGCTACACCACGAGGGCGGTGTGCACATGATTTTCTCGACGGCTTGGCGATGGGCTTCGGCGTCGGATTCGTCCACCAGCAAAACTACTTCGTCGTGGACTCTTAGCAAAATTTCATAACCCGCGTCTTCCAGCGCCATGACGCGATCCATGAAGACATCACGGGCGAATGCCTGAGTGGCATTTTCTGCGAGGAGACCGCCATACAGTTTGACCTCCATCATTTTGCCGAGACGGGGCAGGAGTCCGGTGATCTCGCCGTTGTGGCGCTTGATCTGTCGGTAGACGAGTTCGCGGCCGGAGGGTAGGGGGATGGTCAGTTCGCGGTCATTCGGATCGGTGGAGACACGCAGCGCCCGGTCGAGCTTCTTCCACAGCGCGATGATCTTCGGACTGGCCTCGCGATACGACTGCACAATCGATGTCGCTTCCTGCAAAGTTATGTCGAGTCCGGCCAGCATCTTGGCGACGACGACGAACTTCGCGGGTCCGCAGCCATAGCCGAGACCCAAGACACGGGCCTTGGCGAGAAAGCGCATCTTCGGATCCACTTCCTTGAGCGGTCGCGGATCGTTGTAGCCCATTGTGGCACGAGCGTGCGCTTCGTAGATGTCAACGCCGCTGGCGATCAGATCAAGGAGTTCACGATCCTTGGCGAGGTAGGGCAGGCAGCGTGCTTCGATCTGGGCAAGGTCACAGATGACGAGCGTCTTGCCGGCCGGAGCTTCGATCAGCTTGCGGATGTCGACGCCGGCCACTTCACCCTTCGGGATGTTCTGACAGTTCCAGCCGCCACCGCCCGAGTCGCGTCCGGTCGTCGCGCCGAAGAACTTCAACTCATAAGGCATACGCCCATCGGGGCGGGTGCGAGCGATCATTGTGGTCACCGTGTTGAGGTGTTTATTCGCTTTGCGGTAATCCCTGACCGCCCGCACCCACTTAAATTTATCAGAAAATTCAGCCTCCCATGCCGCGCCTTCGGGATCCTTCTCGGCAAAAGACTTGGGGGCCCGGATACCTTCCTTCTCGCACTGGTCGCGGATCGCTTGCAGCGAGAGCGGAGGATACTCGCCACCGATCCACGGAAGCAGGGCTTCGGCACGGCGCTTCTCCAAGATGAGTTTATCCCGCGCCTCGATCAGCCGGTCCATGTTGACCGGCACCCCGCGCATTCCCATCTGGCGCGTCATGGCCGAGATCCGCCATTCACGGTCGGGCATCTTCTCGGCGAACTGCTGCCAAAGCATGAAGGTCGCTTTAATGTCCAGCAGCGCGTAGCGGGCGACTTCTTTTTTGAAGTCGTTGGTCATGTAAGGGGATTTAGGCATCGGGCTTCTTCAATACAAAGGGTCTTGGTAGCAGGATCGGCCGCTGTCCCGCCTTCCGGCTGGTTGTCTTGCGGCGGTAGCCGATCAAGGCCAGGTCGTCGCCCGACTTCGCGATGATCGGGATGAGCCGGCCCTGCTTCACGAGGCGCTCGATCTTCGGCATACCGTGGCGTTGTTTTGCTTGGTTGGTGGCTGTTCGTTGCACGACAGACCCGTCTTTCAGTCCGTAGCTCATTGTTCAGATAACTCCTTTAAGGTCTTGAGGCATTGGTTCATCTGCATCCCGTCCATGACGCGGCAGGACGAAATCTTGTTCGGACGAAATACGGTTCCGCTGTCTGATTCCTCCTCGATCTCCAATAGCCGGATCAGTTCACGGACGGTGTCCCGGTATTCCTGATTGAGTTCGGCGGCGGGCTCACAGGCATAACAAGTGCCTTGGTATCCTTTACGAATACTTTCCAGCTTCGATCGCAGGTCTGCTTCCCGCTCCGCGCTCATCCCAAGCAACCGGGCCTGTTCTAAGCACTCGGCTTGAGCGGCATCTCGCTGATCCTCAAACTCGGCCAGCGCGTCGAAGACGTTAGTCTTGCCCTGCCGCCACCGTTCGATGGCTTCTCGTGTGTGGGGATGATCCTTCATCGTCTGACAAATGTTTGCCCGCCCAGCCACATCGCGTTGAGATGCTCGTGGGAGTAGTCCGGTTTCCAGAAGAAAGCCGAACGGCAGTGGGTTTTGCGGTCTTCCTCGAACGTGACATAGCCATCGTTCTCGTGGCCGAATTCTTCGGGTGTGCGCCATCCGGAGATGGCTTGGAATACTTTTAAGAGTCCTTGGTCCATTTCATTCCTTTCATGTTGTCTCGGGTGGATTTGCTCATCTCGATCCCGAGGAGATGTTTGGCTGCTTCTTTGAGCGACCTGGGGTAGCCCATGTAGGCGGCAAGGTCGGCTGTATCGAAGACGTAGCGAGGCGCAACCCCAGGCACCTTGCCGGTCTCGACGAGGGCCTCGAAGAGCGTCAGGTCGAAGGCTGCGTTGTGCATTATCCAATCTCGAAAGTGACATTCAGACCAAGGGGCATCTGCTGGCTGGCCGACGTAACACGTCCCGTCGTCGAAATACATCGCGACCATATAGATGTCGGTTTCGCGAGCATACTTCCAAGCGCCCATAGTGGTGACGCTAATGTCCTTGTCATAGTAGGACTCGAAGTCGATCGCGACAGAAGGGTGCCGGGGGAGGACTAGTTGACGCCCCGCCTCCCCAGACGGGTTGTTTGATGAAGTGGTCTCCCCCGGCGAAGTCATAGCTCGTAAACCTCCACGGGCATGTGGTCTTGCGCCCAAAGGATTTCAGTTAGTTGATTCCCTGCGAAGACGCAGAGGTCTTCGACTAGTTCCTCTTGGGCGGCGATCTCGTCGATCAGTTGTCCGAGCGTTGTAAAAGAGTCACGCGGTCCGAAATTGATGCGACCGATGGTGTAGTCAGTGTTCATAGAATTGTTTGAGGATCGCCCGTTTTCGCAGGGCTTTGACCCGCACCTCCGTTCGCCTGCGATGTTTCTGCGCGAGTAGTCGTTGTTTGAGGTGGGGTCGTGAGGATCGGTGCCACTTGTTGCAGTATTGGCATCGATAAACTCGGAAGTCCTCCGACCGTTCGGCTGATGCCGCTTCCTTGGAGTCGAACGGCCGCTTCCGTAAACAAGCTCGGCCGTAAGCGAGATTCTCCGAAACGTGCGGCATAACTCATTCTTCCTCCTTGGCCGCTTCACGCTTTTCTTCGCAGTCACACTCTCCGTAAAAGCCTTCGCAGTATTCGCAATACTCTTCCATTGGGTCGCTGCGTCTGGCCCAGTAGTGAGCCTCTTCAGCGTCCATGCCTTGCGCTTCGTCGCGGTCTTGATCGGGATCACTCGGCATCGTCGTCTTCCCTCCCGCGTTTGATAGCCCAGGCGAACATCGCTCCGTAGGTTGAGAGCCCGCCGAGCAGCAGCCCGAAGCCCATCCCGACAAGAAAGAATCCTTCGGGGTTCATTGTAACCTCCAGAAGCGAAGCCGATCCACGCCTTCACTGTCGGTGACGGCTCGGGTCGCGAACTTCTTCTTTCCACGCCGGCCGATGCTGTGAGCGATCGAGCGCAGTCCGTTGAAGTGTTCGTGTGTCGAAGCCGGATAGATGAACGAGTCGCCGACGTTCAGATTGCCCAGCAGGTAGGAGAGCGGGTGTTGATACCGCGACTGTTCGCCCGGTTTCTTGTCTGCGAGAGGAACGTCCTCGTCGATAACGACAGTGTAAGTCCTCACTTCGCGTCTCCTCCCTTGGCGGCGAGCCATGCTCCGAATCCGAATAGACCGACCCAAGAGACGAAGAGTCCGACGATCGGGATCATTTCCACTCCTGACGGTGGCAGAGCAGGCCGATGACTCCGTAGTTGGTGATGTCCAACCACGTATCGCTGACCTTTTCATGCTCCGGCGAACGGTCATTCCAGACCAGCGTTTTCAATCGTTCGACCTTGTCGTTCATGCGAACGACGATGCCGCGCTCACCGAATGCCGAGATGTTGGCGCTACCGTAGTCGCGCTGCTTGGTGTCGAGGAGAACAGCAGCCTCACAGAAGGACCGGAATGCTTTGCGCCCCATCTCGGTCTGGATGCCGAGAGCTTCGGCCGTCTTCTCGACGTAAGTTAGAACTTCAGTATTTGTATCCATAAAAGTGGTCCCCGGCGGGAGGAAGAACCCGTGGCCCACGAGCGGCCGAAAACCTCCCACCGGGGAAATGCATTAGAGGAGTCCTTTGATCTCGGCTTGCAGTTCCGCGGGAACTTCGCCGGCCGTCTTCATGGACGGGATCCACCAGGTGCCCTTGTCTCCGGTCTTCAACTTCGACCCGAGCGAGTAGAAGCCGCCGAAGAGGCCCGTCTTGTTCAGGTGACCCACTTTGAAGTCCGAGTAGAGGATCGCCGCCGTCTCCGCGTAAGCGGTCGAAGAAGCGGTGTAGATCACGCGAGCGTAGCGTTTCTCGCCGAGGACGTAGAAGAACGTCGTGGCTGCTTCCTCGCTCAGTGTCTCGGGTTCCTGAATGAGAAACTCGATGTGACCGACCTTGGCAAATTTGCCTTCACCACGGCCGTAGGCGACTTGGCCACCAGCCAGTCGAACTTCTTCCGCAGTCTGAAAGGTGCGGGGACGAACGTCCGGATCGAAGGCGAGCGACTCCTGGTATTCGACCTTGAGTCGAACCGCGATGACCTTGAGCGGGTTACCCAGCCCCTTGTTCTTCGGGTCGATGTCATTGATCTGATGCTCCTTGTTGATGACATAGGTGCCCGGAGTAAACAGATTCGAGAGATCGCCAACTTTGTTCACGAGGTTCAGGCGCGGCAGCTTGATGTCGTCGGCTCCGAACTCTCCGTAGATTCCTTTTGCTTGGTCTTCGCCGATGATGGCGACCTGTGCTTCGGGGCGGACGGCAACGGCTTTGCTGCTGACTTCCTCGATGACTTGGGCCTCAACGGCCTCTTCAAACGATACTTTTCCCATAATTGGTATGTGGCGTTATTACTTGGTTTTCTTCAGGTAGTGATAAGTCCCCTCGGACTTGGCCGCATCGGCATCCACCAATGCGTCACGAAGATGTTCTTTGGCGCGGGCCATCTCGCCGCGCTTGGCGGTCCGGGCGATGGCTTTCTCCAGTGCCCCGATTGAGACCTCGGCGCAGGCGGCAAAGGCTTCAGGGGTAATTTGATCTTTGACCGTCTCCCACGCGGCTTGGGCGTTGGTGATCTTGAAAGGGGACTTCCGCTCGGCCAGTTCGAACCCAGGAATTTCGATCCCTTCCTGCATCCGCATTTCGAGAGCGCGAGCGTCGACCTTGTCCGCCCACGAGCGCATGATCGGTGCCGCCTTCTTGGCGAACGCTATGACGTTCGGGTCGCTAATATTGGCCGGATCGTATTGCGCCGGCAGCGTGAGTTCGTCGGCTTTGTATTCGGAAGCGATCGTCAGTGCGAGTGACGACAGTTTCGGGCAACTGGCTTGGCGAGCGCACCAAGCGCAGTGTGCCCCGGTTAAATAGGTCGAGGGGTCATCCCGCCTCGCCGAAGCGATGATGGCGGCAGTTTGCGCTGACAGACGATCGTAGTCACTTTCCCGGTGCCACGTCTCTCGGTCGATGACCCCCCGGAAGGGGAGAAGAACATGAACAGTCAGTTGTTCGACTTCAGGATGGGCATCCCACAAGCCGACGGCATAGGCCCAGAACTGCGGCGAATCCGCTACATATTCCCCGAAGGCAAACTTGTAATCAACCAACTCGGCTTTGTCGCCGTGCAGGATGATGTGGTCGATGTGCCCGAACTGATCGAGGACGTTGTAACGCTGCTCCCGAAGCTCCTGCGCGTTTACGAGGGGCTTGCGGAGAGCCGACAGATACCGCAGGCACATTTCGGCGGCTTCGCGCAGCTTCGGGTCGTCCGGAGGGATAACGTCGAGGTTCTCTTTCTCCACCGCAAGGTGGCCGAGAGTTCCGCGGTTGGCCGCGGTGTTGTCGCGAGTCTGGTCGTTGCGGAATCCGGGGCATTTGGCTTTCTCCTTCAAAGAGCTTGGCGAATGTTCGCTGTGCTCGGTGTTATGCTCTTGCGGCGTTATTACCTGCATGGAAGATGAGACCGGGGTAACCACCCCATTGTTCAAATTATTTTTTCCTGCATTCAAAATTCCTACATTCTCCCGTTTTTCCTCAGTCAGACGCAGGGCTCCCTGCTCCACGGTGCCTGGTGCGTAGAGCCTTAAAGCGAGTGCGCGAGACTTGGCCCCGACCCGTCGTATCCGTCCAAGAGCCTGCTCCTCCACGAGGCCGGAGAATTGCGGACAAATAAGTGCAACACGTGGGAACTCTCCGACCACGTCGTGTAGGTCGATGGATTGCCCACCCGCCGCGATCTGGACGATGACACAACGGAGTTCGTTTTCTTGGAACCGGCGCTGGGTTTCCGCTCTGGCTTTCGAGGTTTCTCGCCCGTCGATGACACCCGCGTCTTCGAGGAGCTTCCGTGCTTGGTCGATGGATTCATGGAAATTTAGGAAGAGAACCACCGACCCGCCCGATTCGACGATCTCTTGGGCACGCTCCACCAGATACGCGACTTTGACCGTTTCAAGGGCTTGGCGCTGCCGGAGGTTTTTGACACCGCCCGGATCATCCGGATCAGCCATTTCGTCATAAAGCGCCTTTACAGTAGCGCGGTCTTTATCTGAGAGCCAAAGGGGCTCATCTGAGAGCATGAGATCCGGCAACTGCTCGCGTAGCTCCTCCTCAGATACCCGATATCCGCGGTTCGCGAATACCGAATGGTGGAGCCGCTCCATCTTCTTTTTGTTCTCCGGCCGGCGGGGATTCCACTCAAGGCCACCCCAGCGCCCTTCCTCGGCCCCCATCTCGCGCACCCATTTCCAGAAGTAGCCCGAAGTGAAGAGCCGGAGGTTTACCCCGATCGCTTTCATTTTCAGAGGGGACTCCGCGGCCGTGGCACTCAACATCAGGACGGCATGGTTCCCCGCAGCGGATTCGAGCATCTTCCCGTTCTGGCTGTTATAGGCCCCGAACATGTGCGTTTCGTCGAAAATCAAAAGGCACCGCTCGGGAAGCTGCCACTCGAAGGCGACCTTCTTCCCTCCTTTGGAAGTCTTTTTAAGCCAAGGCGTGTTCCCGACCCGTAACTTTTCGGGATTAAGGACAAATAGGGGGTTCACCCCGAAGCTGGACAGGGTTTCTGTCCATTTGAAAATCACCGATTTAGGACATACAACGCACACTTTTAACGCATATCGTGCAGCAAGGGCACTCGCGATGACCGTTTTCCCGCCTCCGCACCCGGTCCCGTCCAGGCTGGCCCCGACCGAGTCGAGGATCTTCAGGTGCCGTTCGACGGCTTTCTCTTGATATGGGAAGAGTTTGAACGCTGTGGGCATGTGCTGAGTCTTACCTTATGATGAAAATTATTAACTCAATACTTGTAGCGGGTCTCCTTTCGGGAACCGCATTAGCTGACGACGGGAACTTCTACGTGATCGACCTGAATACCCCGAACGGCATTACCTATGTCCAGAGACAGGGCAATCGGTATTACTATTCGTCTGATCAGTCAGACGCGGTGATGGAACGAATCCGGTCGAATAGAGAACGGCGGGCTGAACGGAATCGGGAGTTGCTGGGGAGTCTACTGGACTGACCCAATCGGAGTCGTTCACGAGACGAAGCCAATCAGCGGCGAGCATGGTGACGAGCCAGGGCTCGCCGTTTTTCTTGTGCGCCACGACGGGTGTCTTATCCCCGGCGTCATTGATCGCCTGCTTCATCGCGGCGAGCACGTTCAAGTTCTGCACTCCCTTCACTTCGAAGTGCAGCGACGGCAATTCAGGACAAACAACATCGGCATTGCCGGCCGCACCGCAATACTGCTGACCGCGGAACGACTTGAGGAATCCTGCCTCGCGAAGTTGGTCGCGCCAAAGGCGCTCGACCCGTTTTCCTTTTTGCCTGGAGTTCATAGAATCGAAGCTCCCAGTCCTTGCGCCCATCGAGTGATGGCGACCTCGTGGTAGATAAATTTCCGGTCGCCAACTTGGGTGTAGGGCAGACCGCGTGCTCGCCAATATCCGAGCGAGTGCTTCTGCACCGGCTTGCCGAAGAGTGTGCTTAACCTCTCAGCCGCTTCGCGAGGGCCGAGTGTTTCCTTGGGCCGCTCGACCGGAGCCTTGATCTCCAGGCGCAGCTTCCCACTTTCGAGCGGAGTCGCAGTGAAGGACTCACACTCCAAGATCATCGAAGTCATTATGGTGTTATTACTACAGCCCGAAGAATTTCCGCAGAGCCAGCCGGATGACCGCGCTCATCGAGCGCCCCGAACTTTCGGACTCAGCTTTTAGCCGGTCTTCAAGTTCGGGGTCGCTGGCGAATGAGCGGATCAACTTCGGGTTGCGAAGGTTAGCTATCTTCGTGGTCAAGGGAGTCTCGGAGTTCGTCACGAGAGTCACGATAACTCCTTAACCCGTCTTCGACAAATAAGCAGGCAAGTTTCTCCGGGGGGATCGAACAATGATGGGCGGTCTGTTCGAGTTCGGACATGGCGGTTTCGGTGAGGTGGATTGTCATTACTTCGGTTTTTGTTTTATGTTTATGTGGGTGTTTCCTTTGTTGGTATGTGAGCAAATATTTAGGGGGGGGGGGGGGTATGTGCCTATTACTTGTGGTCATAAAGAAGCCGCGGGGAATGAACCCCGCGGCACCGCGTCACCCTTTCCGGTGTTTCCGGAGCAGGGCAGCTATGGTTTTCTGCATTTGTGGATCGAGGCTGTCGGCAGCGCGTTCTTCCTTGGTGTCGGCCTTGTAGACAGCCAATTCTTCGGCTACGCGGGACAGCGTCCCGTCTTTGTCTTCTGCGGCTAGGTAGGCGGAGGTCGCTTCGCGGATCAGTGAACTGACATTTGTCTGCTTGGCTGCGGCCAAAAGGCGCAGGGCAGAAGAGGTCATTTTACTCTCTACGTAGCTCACTCGTTCAGTGCTGGCCTTTAATCGACCGTGTTTTGTTGTGCTCATGGTTATTTGGGTTCTTTCTTTCTCTATGTTCGACAACGAACATGCGTGGTTGTTCACCACTTTATTAAAGAGGACAAGCCATTTTCTTCGGCATAAGCTCGCACTGATATTGGGTTGATATTAAACCACTCGTCGGCTTCCGCCGTGGTTACGAGGCCGCGGTAGTGCTTTTGCAGGGTCTTCGGGCTGTTACCTGCGAGGTAGGAGGTCTCGTTGGCGTTGCGGTATTTGGCATAGTGGTAGGTGCAGAACGAGTGCCGGAGCACATTGTTCTTCCACTCAACCCCGACGGCTGAGAGACGGGCCTTGTTCCGGCTCAGTGCCGCCACCCGGCGGTGGCTGGTCAGGCGACCCTCTTCGGGGATCTCGGCGACTGCGAGCCAGGCTTTCATCTGGTCGGTGATGTCCAGAGTCCGGCGAGCCGCAGTCTTGGCGATCGTCTCGTCGATGACCGCATGGTGCTCATCGAACTTGAGTTGAGCCGCCGTCATCCGCTGGAACTCTGCCCGACGCGAACCGGCGAATGCCATCGTCGCGATGTAGGGGATCTCGTCCGGCTTGGCGATCAAGAGGAGGTGCATAAGCTCCCAAGGCTTGAAGGTCGGCACCACTCTGCGGTCGAGGGAGGGGAGAGCCAGGTCCGCGGTGATGGAGTCGGCGTCCTTACCGAGGTAGCCTTTTTTCTTGGCGAACTTTTCCATCATCTGCCAATGGCGCACCAGATTGCGGTAAGTGAATGGCGACCACTCGCCCTTGCTGATGTAGCCCTGGAACTCCTCATGGGTCACACTGTTAAGTTGTCGGTGTCCGATCCAGCGCCGGATGTGGTTTGAATCGGTCGAGAGCCCGTTGAGGTAGGACTTCGAGAGCCCCTTCAATTTCTGTCGCTCCCGCATCGCTTCGACGAATTCGACCGACACTTCTTTTACTGTCCTCCGACCAGCCCCGATCGGGTTCTTGGCTACGTATTGTTCCACGGCTTCAAGCAGGCGACTTTTGCCGCCCGCTTTGCGTAAGCACTCGCGAAGGAATAGAGTATCCTCCGGATGAATTGTAGTCTTCTCGCCGAGGGCGCTGGCCAAGTCAGTGACGATCCTTTGAGCCTCCTCTATCGCTTTGTCGCGTTTGGCAAAGACGCGCCTCATCGTCTTCCGCCCTACCTTCCAGCGGATGAGGAACTGGCGGTAAGCTCCATTGCGGACCTTGGCGATGTGCGCCTTGGCCCCATTGAGCCGGACGACAACGCCCTCGTTTCGGGTGTCAGTAATTTCGATTTTCATGGCTGTTAATTGTGACCAGATTTTGTGTCAAAATGTTCAAAAATATTCATAAGCGCATAATAATAACGAAAATGATAATAGGCGTAACTTCGCTTCGAACAGAGTAAGTCGAGTGACTTACAGAAGTTAAATAATGCCCTAAACCCGTAAATTCGAACCCATGATACGGTTGTCATAAAGTGTTGGTAATGAGGTGATTGCGAAGTATCAAAAACGATTGTGTCCGCTTGTATAACTCTGTAGCAGAAAAATTTCCAAAATGACCCCGATTTTTGCCTCTGATGCGACGACTCCTCCTGTTGGTTACCGACTGAAATACGGGGTCTATTTTGTGCCCGGAACGGCCGATTGGGCGATCGAGCTTTACTGCTTCGTGAACCGAGATCGGCGGTCGCCGGAGATGTTGCCGATCGAAGAGCACTTCAAAAACGCGGCCCAGATTTTCTTCAATAAGAAAACCGAGAACTTTATCTGGCACCCTTGGGCCGATGACATGTTGTATGAGTGCTGTCACAATAAGTTCGTCGGTTTCGCAGGCTGCGGCTCAAGCGGCAAGTCGGAATTCATGGCCATCTGGGCTCTCCTGAATTGGATGGCTGCGCCGTTCCACACGCTCTCATTGGTCACGTCCACAAGCATTCGTGACGCCAAGAAGCGGGTCTGGGGAGCCATCCAGCGTTACTGGCCGTGCATCAAGCCCGTGGCTCCAGGGAAGCTCGCCGATACTCCGACTCCGGCGATCTACACGATCCGGAACGGCGAGCGGATGGAGCAGGCGGGGGTGTATTTGATTCCGGCCGAGGCGAAAAAGACCTCGGAAGTTACCGGCAAAATGAGAGGCATGAAGGCTCCGCGGGTCATCGTCGCGGCGGACGAGTTGAGTGAGTTGGGTCATGCCTTCCTCGACACGGCGATGTCGAACCTTTCGAACAACCCGTTTCTCCACATTTGTGCCGCGGCAAACCCTGTCTCTTACTACGACCCCTTCGGCCGCTTCGTCGAGCCGACGAACGGGTGGGGGAGCATCACGGTCAATGATGAGAAGTGGGAGACGAAGCTGGGTGGGGTCTGTCTGCACCTCGATGCCCTCAAGAATCCGAACTACTTGGCCGGCGAAAACAAATGGCCGATCCAAAAATGGGAGAAGATCGATGAGGCGCGTGAACGACTCGGTGAGGACAACCCGATCTTCTGGCGTGACTATCGGGGGTTCTGGCCACCCCAAGCGGTCAGCAAAGCGATCTACAGCGAGGCCGAAATCATCCGCTTCCAAGCCGACCAGAAGCCCGTGTGGAGGGGCCGCGTCGAACGAATTGTCGGCATCGACCCCTCCTTTGTGAGCGGCGGGGATAGGTGTGTCATTTATTTGGGCTCGTTTGGCCAGAATAAAGATGGGGTCGATCAGGTTTCGTTCGATGAGTTCCACTACCTCGACGAGGAGGCGAGCAACCCCGAGCCGCGCACCTTCCAGATCGCCAAGAAGATCAAAGACATCGTGGTCAAAGCTGGGGTGCCGTGGCGCAACATCGGGGTCGACGTGACGGGCGGCGGTGTGCCCTTCTGCGATGCGATGGCCACGGTCTGCGGGTCCAACGAGTTTCTGCGGGTCCACTTCGGCGGGGCTCCCTCGGGGCGCTCACTCTCGGCTTACGATGCGACTGCGGCCCAGGATAAGTATGTGAACCGCGTCACCGAGCTTTGGTTCGGGGCGAAGGAGTTTTTGCAGAATAATCAACTAAGAGGGATCGGTCCGGATCTTGCTCGGGAGATGACCAGCCGGAACTACGACACGCGCAAATCCGGATCGATGAAGGTCGTCGTCGAGAGTAAGACCGACATGAAAGCCAGGATCGGCCGATCGCCCGACGTAGCCGACGCGGCCTTCGTCATGCTCGATGTTGTCCGCGAGCGGTTCGGGCTTCGTCCTCCCCAAGAGACTGGTGGGAGTCGCCGCGGCATGAGCAGTTGGAAGTCGACGATGACTTCGAAGTATGCCCCGCGCCGGTCAGGTCAGTTGCTCCAGTCTTTTTGAAGCGGTATCATAACAGCATAACAATGTCGTATCGCGTCACAGTTGAGGAGTTGCGAAAGAATGCACCGCCGCTGCGGATGATTTCGCTGACCGCGCCGGATTGGCTTCAGGCCGTCGATGCGGTGACTGAGGTGCTCTCGAAGGAGGACACCATGTTCCAACAGGACGAGACCGAAACACGCGAAGAATCTAACGACGATTGGTCGTGAATTATTTCCACTCCGGAGACTTGGGGGATGTCCTCTATGCGCTGCCCTCGGTTAGGGAACTGGGGCGCGGGGATCTCTATCTGAACTCACGCCCTTGGACCGCCAAGATGACCGAGCAACGTGCGGCGGTGTTGCGTCCTTTACTCGAAGTTCAAGAGTATGTCGGCAAGGTCATCCACGGGGATGCGCCAGCCAACGAGCACTGCGTTAATTTCTCCACCTTTCGTAATGGTGGGTTGATCTACGGGGTCAGCTTGATGGAACTGCAAAGCGATTGGGTCAGCGCCAACGCTTCGCCGGAGCCTTGGCTCAAAGTTTCCCCCTCGGTGCGGGCTCGGGGGCGGGTTGTCTGTCACCGCAGTCCGCGCTACCACAACCCTTACTTCCGGTGGGATCTCATAGGCGAAAAGCTCGGCACGAAGATGCTCTTTGTCGGGTTGCCGCAGGAGGTCGAAGAACTCCGCAAAGTGACCTCGGTCCACGCGGAATATGCCGTGACCAACGACTACCTCGAACTAGCCAAGCTGATTGCGGGGGCCGATCTTTTCATCGGCAACCAGTCAAGCCCGATGGGCTTGGCGATCGGTCTGGGAGTGCCGTTTATCCAAGAGACATGTCTCTGGACGCCCGACTGTCTCTACTCGCGAAAAGACGGCACTTATTGTTATGACGGTGGGATATCCCACTTCGAGATCCCGCCGTTCATTCCTCCGCCGGATGTCGACCGCAATGTGCTCCCGCCCGGAGATTGGCAAGTGGTCTCACGCAGCACGGGCGAGCGTGTCACGCTCAAGAGCCACCGTGCCGCGACCCGCCACCTCCAAAAGACCGACCGCTATTCCACCGAGGAACAAGCGGCTCAAGAGGTCGATCGGCAGAACGCCCTCCGCATTCCGCATCTTGTCCGGCGCAACTCGACTTTTGAAATCTTCGGCAAAGTGGCCCCTCTGGTCCACGCCGTTACTGCATGACTGACTGTGAAAAAGGCACCTCGGCCGAGGTGAGGTTTATTTATGAAGCCGATGGGCGTGGCTGGAAAGTCTACGTGCCGCTCGGTCATGCCCATGCCGCCGACCTTGTTATTCTCCGTCCCCCGAAACGACCCATCAGTGTTCAGGTAAAAACCGCGACCTTTAACCCGCACCGCAATAACTACGGAGTGATGACGAGCCGCGGCAAGAAAACCAAGAAGGCTTATGCTCGTGGCGATTTTCAGATTCTCGCCGCTTGGCTCCCCGACTTGAAGCAGTTCGTCCTCTGGCGATTTGACGAGATTAAGAAGAGGAAGAAGATTTACTATTCGCCGCGGCTGCACCGTCAGCCGGATAATTGGGATTTGCTCGACACTGTGTTAAAGTAATAACTCCGTAAACCATGCTCCTCGTCCTGCCTGTTTCCCAAGTCGACCTCAAGCTCGCCACCAAGCTGGCCGGGCACATGGCCCTTTTGGGGAACCTTTCTCGGCACAAGCTGCTGGTGGTCGGAGCCTACAATACGAAAGACGAAGCCGCCTCTTTGAAAGAGAGCCTGGCCCCGAGCTTTGCTTCGGCCGATCTCTTTATTCCTGATAGCGAGTGCGAACTCGGCTGGCCCCAGAGTGCCAACCACCTCTGGGCTCGCACCGTGCGCCACCTCCAGCACAGCGGGAACAAGGACACTTGGTATTGGTTTGAGGCCGACAACACCCCGATCCGCGAGGATTGGCTCGACGCGATCGAGACCGAATATAACCAAGCCCAAAAACCCTTCCTCGGAGCCACCCAAGTGACCCGGATGCTGGATCGTAAGACCGGCGAATTCGTCAAAGTCGACGGCGAGCATGTCATTGGCACCTGTGTCTATCCGGCTGATTTTCCGACCCGCTCGCTCTTGTGGAGCTATGTCCGCACCGACGACGGCCCGAATGTCGAACCCTTCGACGTGTATCTCCGCCATGAGATGCGCCCGAACACCGCGGTATCACAGTTGATACACAACAACTGGCGCACGAAAAATTACGAGATCGATGAAGATGGGCGTATCTACTGCGATCCGATCGACGACAAATCGGTCTACGGCCCTGTGCCGACCAATGCCGCCGTCGTCCACGGTTGTAAAGACGGCTCACTTATCGAAGCCCTGCAAAAATGACAAATTCCGAACTAGCCCCTCTTGAAATCCTCGGCCTGGACGAAAACGGAAAGGCTCCGAAGATGCGCGTCGACAACGTCGATTCGGCCCGCTCGATCTACAAAGCGATCAAGGATTCCGACCAAGGCTCTAGCAAAAACCGCGCCCTGGTTGACGCCATGTTCAATGGTGCCGCCCCTTTCAACCAACAGGATCTCATCGAGATGGGCCAAGGCGAGCGCACGAATCTCGACTTTGGTGAAGCCTCCGCCCTGAAAGAGCAAGCCCTCGCCGGATACTACGACCTCACCTCGTCCGTCGATGTCTTGGCTCGTATCTCGATCGATTATGGTTCCCCCGAGCAGAAGGTCGAGTGGGAGCGCATCCTGGCGGAAGAATTCACGCGGACACTTAAAGAGTGGCAGGAATTCGAGTTCAACCACCAGATGCTCGCCGACCAGTTTGTCTCGCACGGAGTCGGGGTTTGTTATTTTGAGGACGAGGTCGATTGGCGTTGGCGCGTGGCCGGGCTCTCCGAGTTCCGGTTGCCGCGTGGAACACGCGCTTCCGAGTGGGAGATCGAGGTCGCCACGGTTGATCGCGAATACCAAGCCCACCAGCTTTACAAATTCATCGAAGACCCCGCCGTGGCCAAAGACCTCGGGTGGAACGTCAAGATGGTGAAACAGGCGTTGATCCGCGCTTGCCGCGACAGTTCGTTCCAAGAGGCCGGCGAGTGGGAGAAGCTCGAAGTAGAACTCAAGAACAACGACCTCCTCTACGGCAACAGCCGTGGCAAGAAAGTCCATGTCGTCCACATGTGGGTGCGCGAGTTCGACGGCAAGGTCAGTCACCTCATGTTCCTCAAGGATCCGATCGGCTCGGACGAGAACGCCAAGGAGGAGGACTTCCTCTTCAAGCGCCCGAACCGTTTCGCCGCCCCGACGAATTGTTTCGTTACTTTTTGCTATGGCGTCGGCAACGGCACCTACCACGGCATCCGCGGGCTGGGATACAAGGTGTATCCACACATCCAGCTTTTGAATCGTCTGCGCTGCGGCATGGTCGATGGTGCGTTGCTCTCTTCGGCCCTGATCGTCCAGCCCGGTGACAATGGCTCCCGTGCCCTCGAAGATCTGACCCTTTCTTACTACGGCCCCTACGCGCTGTTTCCCCCAGGGCTGAAGATCGTCGAGAAGGCGATCCCGAACTACAACCAGAACCTCATGCCGGTCTTGAACGACCTCACCATGAACATGCAGAACCGGACGATCGGCTACCAGTCCCGCTCGATCACTCCGGATGGTCAATCCCGCACTGCGTATGAGGTCCGCGCCCAGTTGCAGCAAGAAGCCGTGCTCGGTGCCGCGGCGATCAACCTTTTCTACCACCCGTGGAAACGTCTCCTTCGGGAAGCCTACCGCCGACTCGCGGCTCGTGATTACGCCGCTAATGAACCTGGCGGTCGCGAAGCCGTCGATTTCAAGAGGCGTTGCTTGGCCCGCGGAGTGCCAGCCGAAGCCATCCATCGCTTCAATACGGTCGAGCCCGTTCGTGCCATTGGTTACGGAAGCCCTGGGATGCGCTCGGCCGCTATCGATGAGACGATGCAGATCTTCGGATCGCTCGACGAGGCGGGCCGGATCAATCTTCTCCGCGACCGCATCGCCGCCCGCTTCGGTCAGGAAGTGGTCGACCGCTACTTGCCGTCACCTTCAGTAACTCTTCGCACTCCTATTGATGACAAGATCGCGATGCTCGAAAACTCCGATCTCTCAATGGGCACGATGTTGCCCGTCAACTCTGGGGAAAATCACTTCATCCACGCCTCCCGCCATCTGACCTCCCTTGATGGTTTGGATGCCGCAGTCTCGCAAGGCCAAGCGGAGCCCGCGGCGGCAATGAAAGCCTACGCCACGATGATTCCTCACCTCGGCCAGCACTTGCAGTTACTCGCAGCCGACGTGGCTCGCCAAGACCAAATCGCACTCATGCGTCAACGCTTTCAGCAGTTGAGTGCCTCGGCCAAGCGGCTTTCCGATGAGCTTGCCGCTGCCGCCGAACAGCAGGCGAAAGCCGAGCAAGCCGAACAAGCTCGAATGATCGAAGCCGAGCGTGCCCGCATCGCCCAGATGGAGCAGCAGTTGGCCGAAGCTCAAATGCTCTCACCCAAAGCCCAAGCGGATCTTATCGAGCGCCGGGCTAAACTAGAGATGCAAATCGAGAAGCACCAAGTCGATATGCAGACCAAGCAAGCCAAGGTCATGCAGGAGCTTGCCCTCAAAGACGCCAAAACCGCTGCCGAGATTTCACCGGCTGCACAACCGACGATGCCGTGAATATCGACGTTACCGGATTACTGACCAACGCGCTTTCGACGGGGCTCTCCTCCGGCGTTCTCAAGACCAATGTGCCTTGGATCGACCGCATGATGAAGGGCGCTTCGATTGGAATGTCCGAGGGTTCGGCCGGCGGTAGCCTCGGCGGTCCGGTTGGTGCGGGTTGGGGTGCGTTGGGTGGCGCGGTATTCGGTGGGTTGGACGGCGCGGTGGACGGGCCGATCTTTCGGGCCAAGACCGGAGGATCTTCCGGTTTCGGAGGTTGGTTTGACGACATGATGCTCGGTGCAACCCAAGGCACAGCGCAGGGAAGTTCGATGGGAGGTTGGGGCGCTATCGGCGGAGGAGTCATCGGCGGATTTCAAGGATTGAGCGGCAACCAAATCCAAAACCAAAGTTTTCTATGAGAGACTACGCACAGGAATATCTTTACCACTCGTCCCCCGAGCAGAAGAAGCGTCGTGCCCAGCGCAACGCCGCCCGTCGCAAGATGGAGCGTGCCGGCCGCGTCTCTAAAGGCGACGGCAAGGACGTGCATCATCGCAGCGGGATGAGCAACCACATGTCGAACCTCGCCGTGTTGCCGAGGTCCGTGAACCGGAGTATTAAGTAATAACATGCCATCTTATTATCCAGAAGGAAACACCCCGCTGCGCGAGGACTATACCGAGCGGTCGCTCCAGAAGATCAATTCGGTGCTCTACGGCACCAACCCCACCTGGGACGACATTGCGCTTACCTACGCGGGGAGCAACCTGACGAAGGTCGAGTATAAGTTGAACGGCCAGATCGTCGAGACCCGCAACTTCTCCTACACCGGAACTAATCTCACCCGAGTCCAGAAGAGCTAAATGAGTTGGAGCTTCAATCCCTTTACCGGAAACCTCGATATTGTAGGGTCGGGAGGCTCCGTCGTTTTCGAGGGTGAAGTCCCCACCTTTGCCGATTTACCCGTTACGGTCGGCGATCCTGCCATCGGGGCCGCATATCTCGTGCGGGATTCTACCGGCGTCTGGCTGGTAAACAGACGCCAAGCGGGTATTTATATTCGACGCAACGATGCCGGGCTGGCGACAGACTGGGAATACGGCGGCGACTACCCGGTCAACAGCGTGAATGGGCAGACGGGGAATGTTTCGCTGACGGCGGCGAATGTGGGTGCGGCATGGGGGCAAGTGTTGAGCCAGCAAACCATCACGGGAAACACTCTCCTTGCGGCAGGACGGAATCGCCGCATTACGCTGTTTGCCGTTGGCGTCACGGCGAATGTCGATTTACCACACGACGATAACCAAGCGGGCGATGTAGTGACGTTAGTGGGCGCTTTTTCGGTTGCCAGCACGTTGAGCATCCGCAGGGCATCAGTGATGAACGTAGGAAATCCCATTGCGTATACCACTGTCGCCACACTGACAGCTTCGGGCCAGAGCTTTACTTTTGTTTCAGACGGCACTGCAACAGGCTGGACTCTACGTTCCGTCGATACCCACGACCACGCCGCCGCCGACATCACCAGCGGAACCTTCAACAACGCCCGCATCAATTTCGCGTCACCCGCTGACATCGGCAACACCACGCCCGCCGCAGGCACCTTCACCGACTTAACTTCCAGTAATCTATTCACCCTCCCAAGCGCCACGCCATCAAATCCTTTGGGCGGTCAAGGCTCGTTGCGCGTAAGCGGCACAGGGCTAAACACCAAGTTGGTTTATCGGGCGATGGGGGCAACTCCTGTCGATTTTACTGTTGTTAATACGGGCGATTTCGCCGCCCCGCCAGCCATTGGCAACACCACCAGAAACACAGGCGCATTCACCACACTTTCCGCCGCGCCCACAAGCGGCTCCGCGCTCACCTTAACAGGCGGCACGGTCACGGCATCGGCTCCGCTGATTGACGCAACGCAGACATGGAATAACGGCGCGGTGACGTTCACGGGGTTGCGCGTCAACGTCACCAACACGGCGAGCGGAGCGTCGAGCATACCTGTCGATTTCCAAGTGGGTGGCAGCAGTCAATTCCGCGTGCGGCGAAGTGGCGGTGGTGTCGATATTGCTGGGTCATCGTCGGGTGTTCGCATCACCGACTACGCCATCACGGGTCTTGGCGGCGGACTGCAAATTAACTCCGCCAGCGGTGGCACAGGATTTATTTTTGATAGTGGGCAAATCACCACCGTTGGTTGCTCAATATTTGAACAGAGGACTGGCACTACCGCCCAGACCTTCCGCATCTACAACACCTTCACAGACGCATCGAACTACGAGCGCGGCTTCATGCGGTGGAGTTCTAATGTTCTACAAATCGGACATGAAGTTGCAGGGACGGGTTCTGTCAGAAGCATGGAGATAACAACGGCAGGCAACCTGTCGCTTCGGTCTTCTATCTCGACTGGCAACATGGAGTTTTACACCAGTGGCTCGTTAAGGTGGACTATTGGCGCGTCTGGAAGCATGACATCGGCTGACGGCCTTGCCATCCGCTTTGGAGGCACAAGCGCAAGTTTTCCGCGTCTTGTAAATAGTAGTGCTGTTTTGCGTTGCCAACTGGCAGACGGAAGTGCCTACGCAAATTTCGAGGCTTTGCTCCGCGCCCAAGGCACGGCACCCGCCACCGCAGGCGCGACAGGCACGGCGGGCGATATCCGCTATGACGCTGACTACATCTATGTGGCAACCGCGACGAACACATGGAAACGTGCGGCCATTGCAACTTGGTAACTCTTATGTTGAACAACCCTAATCCCATCACCACGGAACCCGTAGCCGCCAAAGTCTACGACCGCCTGCACGTTTACGCGCTCAACGCCATCCAGCCGACAGCCAACCCGCAAAGCGGAAGTATCACGGTCGAACTCTTGCCCTCGACGCAAGACGGCGAACTCGCCAACGG